CGCCATCGTAGCCAAGCAACTCCATAATAAAAACATAACCATTAAGATAGCCACTACAGCATATGGCTGTTTCGTCAGCACCTCTTCCACTAGGGTCAATGTGCATGACTTTTTGGACATAAGGCTCATAATTTTGGGAAATCCACATAGGCTCATAAATCACATCTCCACTTAACCCAAAGGAGGGCATAGACTTATTAATTTGTTTTGAAGCCCACACGACTTTTTCAGGGGCTACTTCGTAGTCAAGATCTAATACCACTAAATCAGCTAACTTAAGGGGATACCTTTCAGCATCCGCTAGAGTTGTATCAAGATGGTAATGCAAAGAAAACAACTTAGGCCCAACTTTTGCTTTACGTTCGATTAAAAGATCTAACGGGAATCTCTCAGGTTGGGTAGACTCTCCGGGCTGTAGATCTAATTCAAGGATATAATCAGCACAGTTCTCAATCTGACCTTCAGCCATAGGATCAGGCATCAGTGCAGGGAACTTGTGGATTGGATAGCCGTCAGCCATCTTACGGTAGATAGACTCAGAGGTCTGAGGCGTACCCAGAATGCGTACACCACCTTCTCCGGGATTACGAATCTGTTCAATCTCCCAGACCTTTGTGAGAAGCCGCTCACGGCTCTCTGCTGTCTCTGAGTTCTTTTCAATCTCTACATCATCTAGAATTACCCAATCAGCGTGTGACCCCGTTATCTGCCCCGTGACACCACGAGCAAAGCAACTCATATCCTGACCGTGTGTAGTTCTGTTCTCTACGTTAAACCCAAAGGCATTATCTTTGGTATTAGGACCGGGTTCCATATGTTGACAATACGGGACAAGGGACAAAATACGACGAGTCATAGAAATAAACTCAGTAGACTTATTGGCCGTAGCTGACATAACCATTACAGTTGTATTAGGATCTTTAAGAAGCAACCATGATGCAAAGCAAGCCGTTAACACAGATTTACCAGCACCACGGCCAGCCTGAAGCTGAAAGCCATCAGGGCCGTTTTGTAATTTCTCGGCCATAGCGTATTGTAATGGCGTAGGCTCCCCCAAACCTAGATACTTAAAGCAGGCCCACAAGTGGTTCCTAAAATCTTCAGTCATTTCTTGGGGTATATTCATTTAACATTTCCACCTTCGCCTTGCTTTTCGTAAACGGCTGTTAGGATCTTTAGCAGCTTTAGGGAACTTTTTCATTTGACCGGCAGACCGAGCGCAGTAACTTTTCTTACGAGAACCACCACCGGGCTGAGGGGCTTTAAGCTTAGAGCCAGTTTTACGGTTAATCATTCGACGGCCTTTTGCAGTAAGACCACCCTTTTTGCTTTTACAGCCATTACCGATATTACAACCTTTCATGGCTCCTTTACTTTTTCTTTTTGCCATAGGACTTCTCCTTACGTGGTGCTAATAGTTTCTTAACATCTTTGCCGGTGTTTCGAGTAGTGGTGCCACACGCACATTTAAATTTACTTTTTCCCATTTTTCTTAGGCTTTCTTTTCTTGGCGGTCTTAGCCGCATTCTTAAAGTCCTGATCACTGGGGGCACCTTTAGCTCCCTTTTTTCTCATGGGTTTTCCGCTTTTTCTTTTTTTATGGATATTACGATATAAACTCATTTACGACCTCTGTTTCTAGCCCGATTGCGGGAAGCCTTTTCTTTAACGATACGCCCCGATTTAGTGTGGGACATATCTTTACCATCGCCGTTACCATAAGTACCTGCCTTACGGTTAGCAGCGTTTAACTTTGCTCGATACTTTTTACGTGCTGGTGTACTATGATAAGAAGTGTCATAAGATTTTTTCTTTTCTTTTGATTTAGGATTTCTATCGTAGTAATATTTAGAATTCTTTTTTCCTGCTGGCATAGTATCTCCTTGAATGCCCACCTTGGATTTTACCCCAAGGTGGGTCTGACTGGCCCTGTTGGTAAGTTCAACAGAACCAAGGTAGCGAACAATTAAGTCCCAAATTTAAACGGAGGATCTAAAGACATCTTATTAACAGTTTGTTCAATGCCCTCAAGATCAATTTCATCTTTAAAATCAACAATCACACGGCACACAACCTGATAAAGACCGGGTGTGCATTTAGATTCGTCATCAAGATCTTCTGACAATCTATTAATTAATTTATTTTTTAGTGCTGAGATATTACTCATAGCTCTCCATTAAGTAGATGCGACAAATACCTCTAAGTCAACGTCAGCAGTGTTGGCCTGAGCATTAAACGTATCAATCTCAGACCATGCTGCCCAAGCTGCTCCATCGGTCTTAGCTTCAAGATCGTCGTTGTACATACAAAAAGTCTGACCTGCTTCAAGCTTAACATAAGCGGTGTCACCGCTAGTGTCTAACATACCCAAGGTAACGTAGTTAGTATTGTCTTTGTTAGTAATTCTAATATACTTGATATTAGCTTTAATAAATGCCCCAGCACCCACGGTAGCACCGAGAGTAAGAAGCGTCCTAGCTGCCGACGTATCGACAGACACGATTCGGTGATCAATTTCGTTAATTGAAGCAATCGTTAATGTATTAGTAACCCCACGGTCAACCCCGTTAAGGGTCACGGACTCGCTGTGAGTCACAGTAAGTGTAGCTGGTGTGATTGTAGATGACATGATTTCTCCTTATTTACCGGCTTCCGCCCTTAGTGCGGCTTCGCTGGGCTGCTCTGTTTTTATTTGAAGCTGCTCTTCGGCCAGCTAATTTTCTAATAGCCTTTAATTTATTAGGTCGTGCAGCAGATTTACCTGCTTTTTTCTTTTTTTCTTCTTTAGCCACTTTAATACCTTTCGTTAAACTACTGCTTCAATAGCAGATTTTCTTTTGTACTTTTTAGAATAAGGGTGAGCATCTGGTAAAGCAATACCAAATTTGTGCCCTAAATAACTTTCAATTTTTTCCATATCAAGAACATTAATTCCGGCTGCTCCGTTTTGAAATCTGGATTTATAGGATGCATTAAAATTTAATGTAGGCAAGCCGGTAATAGTAATAGGTGTATTACCTGCTGCTCCCAAAGAAGCTTGCTGCAAAATAACAAGATTAGAACCGCCATTTGATGCAGTAATTTTAGCACCGTGGCCGTTAGTAGTATCATTTATTGCAGCAACAAGGTTAGCTGCTTGTGTAGTCGTATTAGCGTCAGTAAGGAATTTTACTCGTCCTTTTGGATCAAGCTGACCGTTAGCGGCACCTCCTCCAGAGGCATAGGCAGCATAAGTAATTTCAGTACCGTCACTAGAAATTATTGTTATTGTTCCTCCTGCTGTTGCTTCTCCAGAAAACTCTGAAATATTAGTTGCTTGTAGGGCTGCGGTATTTTTTTCTCTTACGTAAAAAGCTTCAAGAAGAGTACCTTTTAATACATTTGATTCAGTAGGGGATATAGTGTTTAAAGTGGATATTAAACTACTAGAAGTACCAAAGTTACCAACGTCAGGAAAAGCACTTCCTGAAGTATGAGTAAAAGTTTTGTTAGCCCCGTTAACACGGCATACAAAAGTACCATCTGTTGTTCTAGCAACACCTATAATAGTAGGGTCATTTCCGTTAGCAGCAATAGCATTAGAAGCAGTGTATTCTACAGTTCCTTTAGCTTCAATAACGACATCACCCCTTCCAAATCCATCGAAGTTGTTAGCAAATATTCTCCACTCTGTAGTAGCTACGTTTGAACCACAAGCAAATAAAGTTTGATTAGCAGTTACGTTATTAGGTGAATCAAATTTAACTACAAAATACATTAAAAACCCGCTTTGGGGAGTACCGCCGCTTGCTGGGGGAAGATCAAACATGTCGGTTAAGGCGTTTAAATAAGTTCCGCTATTATTTACTCCGTTTCCAGAAGGACCGGCAAACCTATTAGCATTTTCAACAGTTGAAATAGGCGGTTCATCGTTAGTAGCTGCGTCCCAGTTTTGTGGAGTAGCTGAAGAATCTTCCCAAGAAGTTACTTTAGTTCCATCAGTAGTTAATAAAATATTTTCTGGTTTTAACCACAACTCAGGGACAAGTTTAGTCCCATCGCTTTCACTATTAAAATCTAAAGGAGTAATCGATACTCCTAAACGCGGATTCCATTCTCGTTCCCACATCTGAGGAATTACCCATTTAGCTGCTCCCGTTTTTCCAGTAGTGGGTAAAGCAGCAAGAGTGTTTTCTCTGTAAGACAAAATATAAGCTTCAGTACCCCGAGCTAATAAGTCGTTATGATTTTGTTTAAGAGAAAACCACGGTCCTTTTTGTGGAGCAGCCGGGGTAGGACTATTAATAGTACCGCTAATAGTCATAGTCATTAAACCATCTATACCGTGGCTTTGTCTTGTTGCTTTACTCATTTAATACCTCTTTACTTTTTTTGCCTTAGGTTTAGGAACCGTCTTAACTTTTTTAACTTTAGCTTTACTAGTCTTTTTTCCTTTAAAATTAGGCATAGTTAACCTCCAATAGTTCCATCAGCACTAGTGTTAAGTGCTTCAGTCATTTCCTCGAATTTAGCGGTCTGCCCATCACGGACAGCCTTAACTGCTCCAATTGAGCCAGCACCCATAATGGTGCCTAAAATCATATACTCAGCGGTCTGCATACCGCGTTCATCTTTTAAAAAATTCTTAATTTTATTAAGCATCTTTTCCTCTTTCGATTTCTCTAATTCGTGATTCGTGATCTTCTGTTCGACGAAATATAGTCTTTAACTGTTCCGTCAAACTAGCAAGTTGAACATTCATTTTCCATAACATTCCTATAATACCGGAACCAATTAATAGTTCTACAATAGGAATAACATCCATGACAGGCATAATTATCTCCTTGAACTGACAGCGGACTGCCCAAAATAAAAACCAATAATAGCAATCAGGGCTGTACGCAACTCAGTAACAAGAAGAAATCCTTTGACTTCATGAAACTGTTCTGTAAATAATCCAAAGATACCACCAAACTCACCTTCGACCCACGTAGGGATACCAAAGAAGGAGAGAATAAAGGGAGCACCAACCATTGCAAATAAAACAGTAATAACAATGAATCGCCGTACCCACGTACCGCCAGCACCTCCCCGTGCCTCCGCACGGTCAGCAGAGTCATCAGCAGCAGCTTGGGTCTTAATAGCCAACTCAGCAAGAGCCGACTGTCGTTCTACCATAGAACCAATTAATTTAAAGATAAAACCGGAGAGTCCTCCGCCGATAAGGGACAGCAATTCAATAGGCATTGGTTACCCCTCCCAGACTGTTTTACCAAAGACTTTGAGAGCTTCCCAAAATCCTTTAAAGAAATTCATAAACGTTTTATAAATAGCCTTCATAGTGGCCTCATTTCTTTTTCTTTTTATATGCGAAGAAAGTAACCGCACATTGTTTTTGTTCAGTTGTATCATCTGGAGTCCAATCTAAAGTAGTACCAGTTGCAACTGTAGTTAATCCACTTAAAGCTGCTCCAGCCTTAGCTGCTACGCTAATACCTAAAGCTAATAAATCACTAGTAGTGTTATTCCACGCTGTAGTAGCAATAATTCCGTCAGTAGGGTTAGTATTTAAAGCCATTACATTACCTCATTTCTTTTTCTTTTTGTAAGCAAGGAAAGCCCTTGCAATATCTCTTGCTCTCCCTAACTGGGTAGCATCTGCGGTTGTAGTAGGATCAGTAAGTGCTGTACTATTGTTAACTCTAGTTAACCCAGCTTTCTCATTAGATCCAGCTACAGTATTTACAAACTTACCTTCAATAACTAACTCGTCTTCAAAAGGAGTAAGTTTTCCATCGCTTCCTCCGCTAAAATTAAAAGGAAACGTTTGTTCTAAGTCAGTCCAAGTACCCGAAATAGGAGTACCCGGATTAGCAGAACCATCAGTGTTTGTACCATCGGTAGCTGTACCGGCTGACCAAGTATAAGCTTTTATGGTAGTATTACCTGCGGCTCCTACTTTTTGAGTAAAAGTCAGAGTAACCTGACCATTGGTAGTATCACCTCCTACTTGAACAGCAGTAATTAAATCTTTAAGAGTAGAGTCAGAATCTTCAAGTGCCGCTTTTAACCCAGTTAAAGTGTCTGCTTCTTGATCACTGTTTGCTAACCCTACTGTAATACCAGCAACATTACTTTTTCGGCTATTACCAATATTATCTCCTGCGGCCACTACTTCTCCAGTAGCAACAGGGCTGCTGCCGCTTCTTCTAGTAAAAATAAAATTCTGAGTAACTCCAGATGCACTTGTAATTTCAATGTAATCGCCTGTATTTGAATTAATCCACGCATTACCTCCATTTCCGTCAGTAACACTAAAAACAGCTTCAGCTTTCTTGTCATCGTTAGTAGATCCGTATCTCCATGTGTGTCCACCTAGAAGGCCCGTAGTAGACGTAGTATTTAAAGTCATATTATTCCTCTTTCTTTTTATACCCCATCACCTTATTAAGGGCTTCTCTTCGTTTCTGGCAAGCACCACAAGGTTTAACTTTACCCCTTGTAGCTTTGCTAATAACATTTTTAACTGTATCCCCAATTCCTCTAGAAGGGCCATCGTATTTACCACAACTAAGACAATTATCTTCAGTAGGATTACCGCTAAATTCTCCGATTAAACAAACTCGTTTTTCATCCAAAACACCTAAATTAACACAAGACATAAGTTCTCCTTAAACGTCACTACAACGACACTCATCAATAATAGGAATCCAATCTAAATCAATTCTATTATCAGCATCTGTTTTATCAACAAAGTAATGATCCCTAACAATTTTACATTTACCTACACACTCGGCAAGAGTGTTTGTAGACCAAGAATACGTACCGCTACTTTCTGTTACAACAGTAAGAGGCTGGGTAGTATTCCTTCCGTCTAAAATAGGATTTCTTTTACAAGTTTCTGCAATGCTATTAAAAGTACAAACGTCATGGTAATAATTTTTAGGGTTACCCCACTGTAAAGTAATACCACCGACGTTTGGAATACCCCTGTCAAAAAGATTACCAGAAGATAAACTCTCAGCGTATGCAATAAAGTTACTATGGGCTTCAGACGGATACTGTAATTGATCCGTCCCTCCTGCAAGAGCAGACAAGACTGTACCGTCTGCCGTTTTACCGCTTAAACCTGTAATTAAAGTAGAAGCATAAGCGGGTTTCTTAGATGTAATTCTTTTAGACGTAGCGTCCATACCGAACATAGCTAACTGTTTACTTGTTGCTTGGCTGCTGTTTACTAACCAATCAATAGAAGTAGAATCAATACTATATTGATTGTGATTAGTAAGGTTTACATCACACCCCGAGTTACACGCAGTACGACCCAAAGGAGGAGACACACGTTTGTGTACAACAGGGCCAGTAGTAGCACCTTCAGCAAGAAGAGTAGAATCTTCTCTATCAGTACGTTGCTGCCTAACGTTAGTAATAACTGGTTCAAAAGCTCCATACCAGAAAAATCTTTGGGTTGTACCATCTGGTTTTACAATGTTGTATCTATTACCAGCTTTTCGTTTAAACGGACCCCAATCAATAGCAGTTTGAAATACTGCTTGTTCATTAAGAACATTATAAAATTTAAGGCCCTCTTTGTTTCGAGCGTATTTACCAGTACCTAAGTTTTGGAATAAACTGTTAGTTAAAACCAAGTTTTGAATAGGCTTTTTACCGTAATGTAAACACGTATGATAACCTGTTTCTAAATTCATACTAATTAAAGGGAACAACGAACCGCTACCAGCATAACTACAAGTATCTGTAGCCTCAGCCGTAGAATCGCAATCTCTATCTAAGCAATTAGAAATAACAAAATTATCTATATAAAGATGGTTAATAGGGAAAGTACCAAACACTTGATCAGATTCTTTCTTTTCTTCAATATGGAAATCCTTAAACACAAAGTTTCTTGTGCTTGCCATACCAAAGTTATTGTGATGACCTGAGTGTGTAGAAATAGAAGCATTGGGATTAGCAAGGAAATCCCTGTACTTAAGCCCCGGCCCCTTAATGTTAAGTAACCTAGCGTGACTGTTATCAACCTTAATATTAATCATCATTCTGTTTTCGATAAAACAGTTAAAGTTTCTAACGCTACGTGGGTTAGGTGAGCCAAACTTAAGGTCATAATCTTTAGCTGCTTCTAAACTGTAGGTGTCATAGCCAATGTTTTCCCACTCGACAATATCCATATTAGGAACCATAGACGTAGTAAGTGGGTCAGCGTTTTTAATCCATAAATCAATAATACAACCATGACCCTTATCAGAAATCAAAGTCTTATTATAATTATCGACTAAAATATGCTTCATAAGCACAGGGTTTTTAAGACTTGTACCGGGAACATTATTAACTTCAATGTCTTTACCATACATACCAAGCTTCCACTGGTCAGCATCAGCCATATCCATAAGTTCGTGGTTAAACGCACCAAGAACAACGCAATGCTGGGGCTGTGTACCAAGACACATAAAGGAACTAGAGGTTACAATATCATTTCCAAAGATACCTTTACAAGCCCAACTATCGTCTGACGTACAGTCGTTATTACCGCACAAAATCACAGGCGTTAAGTTAGTTCCGTTAGTTGAAATATCAAAATTGTCACTACAGAAGTAAGGCCACCAGTCAATCTCAGTAGATCTACAAGTGCAGTTATTACGACAAGTAGTACAGTTAGCTCCCGTACACTCTTGACATCCTGCTGTAGATTTAGCTCCACAACAAGTAATACTAGCGCAGTCAGCCGTAGTCTTAGCACATTCTAAATTAGAGGTAGTAGTATTAATATTACGACATTTACTATAATCTAACTGACCTGTAACAGAACCATTTGCTGCTCTCTGAAGTGTATCACCGCAGATAACGTTACCGCTTCCGTCTACTAAAGCTGAGGCTTTGATTCCTGTAGAGCAAGCAGACGAGAAAATGACGTTTTCTACAAGAAGACGGCAATTTGTTCCTGAGGAGTGCAAGCAAGTTTTACCTGTTTCTCCTCTCTGCGTAGAAGTAAATACCGTAAGATCTCTAACATGTAATGCAAAGTTATTCCAAGGCATTTCTACTCTATCTAACGACGGAGGGAACCACAGGATAGTGGCATCCTTATCATCTGGGTTTTTTGATCTAATAACAAAACTTTTCTTTTGTAGTGCGTTCTGGCACCAAGAAACACTAGCAGGCAAAGACTCGTTAGAGAATGCATTAGGCCAACTGTATTTTCTAGGAGACGCAGACGTACCCGGAATAAGAACAATCTCAGCGTCGTGAAGAGATGCATTGTCTGCCGTATAGTTGCTCTCAAGCCACTGGAACGCCTCGTAAAGGCTTGTAGCAAAATAGGAGCTATCTTCCGGTACAGAATCTCCGGCCTGTCCTACGTACACTGTAAGGGGCGTGGGGTTAAAGTTAAACCAAAAACTTTCGTATCCATTTAACAGCAACTCTTGCTGCGGAGTTCCGCTAAAGATAAAGTTATTACTGTTGTATTTAGTCTGAGTTTTACTACTAGCATCGCTGCCGTCAGCATAATAATTAAAACCTTCATTATGAAGATTCCAGAAATTAGACGCTCCCCACATAGGATTGAGGTTATTTTCTGAAGTATCTACTCCTAACATACGATTAGAAAAATTACTTAATGTTTCTTGATTATTAATAGGAGGACCATCAGGAATATCATTAGGCCACTGAGCTTTACTAAACGGGAAATCTTGTCCGCTAATAACTTGATAACTAGTACTACCTTTTAATACATTAGTTAAATCGGATGTATTAACAGAAGCGTCTCCGGTAGGAGGTTCTCCATATAAATACCTAGCCGTTCCTCTAGTTCCACCGTATCGATGCACGTTAGGATTAATTTTAGCTCGGACTTCGTGAACTCCTGTAGACAGTGACGTAGTGTTTACAGCTACAGTGTATTCCTCTAATCCCGTTAACAAATCACCAGAATCGTTTTTTGCGATCTGTGCTTTAGTATCTTCTAAAGGATGCTCAGAAGGGCTTACTACATTAGCAGTACCAAGACCAGATTTAGCACCATCTAAATAATAAGCAACAGAGGCAATACCGTCTGAATGAAACGCCGATACAGTTAAATAAAAACCTTTTAATGTTTTACTTTCATCTAAGAAATCTTTAGCGTAGTTTCTAAAAGGAAGTTCTGTCCAACGCGCAGCAACCTGAGGAATAGATTTACCTACTGAATCAAAAGAGTGTTTAGGATCTGAATGATACCATAAATCTTCGTTCCATGCTACAGAAGAAGTAGGAGTTAAAGTAGTTACGCTATCTTGGACATCATCGCCAGTTCCTGTTCTAAAAATACCGCTTGATTTAGGAGTTAACGTAATTTTTCTTGGGGCTGATCTTCCGTTAATAGCAGGGTCTGTATAAATAGTTTCCTCTTCATCGTTTACATAAGAAGTATTTAAAGCTTGATTCCAAGGTTCGTTAGAACCGTCATCAGTTAAAGTATAAACACTTAACTTAGTAGATCGTTCTTTACACTGCCAATAGTAAGAACCACAAGTATCATTATAAAGTCTATATTGATTTTCGTTATCGTTTAATCTGTCAATATTAATAGAAGAGCAGTCTGCTACTTCTCTAACAATTGCTGCTAATTTAAATTCAGGCGTATAATCGTTATTAGCATTTTGTTCGCAGCCAGAAACTGCTTCTCCTACAAACCACAATTCAAACATATGCGTATGTGGTTTAATGGGGAATTGGAAATCACCGGGCGACGGATCAATGTGAGATCCTCCTGCATCAATGTAACTAGTGTTATTGAGGCCACCAGCTACTTGGTTAAGCACATCATTAATAGTTTCCCAAGGATTACCATATTTGCAGGTATTATCACTAGTACAATCTAATCCGTCTTTTGTAATACAGTCTGTATTAGTATAGCCTCGTTCATACTGAGAGTTACCTGAATATACGTGATCTATTTGGTATTTATATTGACTAGCAGAACCATCACAATTATTAAACGCAACAGGAGTTTTATATAAACCCCTTAAATTAGGAGTATAAACACGCATCCAAAGTTGTTTACCGCTTTGAATAGAATGATTACCGTTATGTGCCCACGTTAAACCTTCAATTAAAGAGTACACATCTCTAGCATCAGCTAAAGCAGGGTTTTCTTGATCTCCTCCCCAAGGCCAATCAGGATACGACGATTCTCTAAGATCCCAATAACAATAAGATTGCATTTTCCAGTCAGAACTTAAGTTAGAAAAATCGTTCATGACTAAATTTCTATCAGTGGTAGTTTTAAACACAAGACTAGGAATTAAAGCTTGGTTAGAATCAAATAAAGATCCGTTTATTCCTAAAACATTATTCCATTCTAAGCTGATTGCATCGCTTGGAACAGTGTAATCATTGTTTTCTGTTACAATTACAGTTGAATTATCAGGAGTATTAGCAACATAAGAATTCCAGTTTTTAGTTCTTTGTAATTCAATGCCAGAAGTCGCGTTAAAATCTAACGTTAATTTTAAAAGAGATCCTTCCATGTGAGTAGGAGGGGTATCTCCTGAGCAATTAGAACAAGAAAATACATTACTAGTTATATTACAATGATTAATTCGTTTAAAAGTAATATTATTGTATACGGGACAAATACCATCACACCAATTAGGGCAACAACTTAAATCAGAATCATCAGGACCGTAAGAAAAACAAGGATCTAAATGACCAATTCTAGGTGTCGTAGCTGCTTCTGAGCAAGACCCTTCGCATCCACATGCAGTAGGCTTAATTTGATTATAATAAGGAACTTTAGTTTCTAAAATTAATTGATCCGAAATTTCATTATCAGAATTAGTAAACTGAACTGAGAAGTTTTGATTAGAAGTACAATCTGATTGTGTTCCGTCTGCCCAGTTTGCAAGACAAGCTCCTGCTACGCCGCTACAGCTTGGAACAAAAGTGCCATCCGCATCTACAGCACACCCGCATATGCCAGTAGTAACAGGAGATGCGATATCATCTAAACAAGGACAAACCGAATTACCGCCGTCAGGAGCATCAGGATTAACACACTCTTTTGCTCCGTTAAAACAACTCCATTCTACATTAAGTAAATTGTTTTGAGCTAAACACCATTCAGCGGATGCTTGAACACAGATATAATTATCGGTTTCATCTGCTCTGTCTTGACAAAAAGCGCAACCCGGAATGTCATAAAAACCATCGACACAAAAAGGTCTACCCGGACGGCATGCTTGCCCTTGACAAGTGCAATTACAAGTAGTAGGAAAATTATCATCACAGGTTACATCAAGGCCGGGTCCGTTAAGACACCCGACTACTATATCATCACAAACCTGATCGCCGCTACAGTCATCCGCCTGACCACCAATACCTTCACAACAATTGCATGCACATCCATAATTACAAGTATCTGCACAATTACTAGTATCCGCTAAATTGGCAAGATACTTACAACAGCAGCAATTACCATCTGGTTCTAAAAATTCAGCATTATCAACACACCATGCTACAGATGATGGCCCACAACACCGCTGAAGCGAACACGGGAATGAAGTACAGTTACCTTGAGGATCAGGAACACAACCTCCTTGTGTTTCTCTAGTAATAAAATCATCACTAGCTGTTCCTGTTGGAACTCCTGCTAAATAAAAAGCAATATCAGGGTCTTTACCAAAAGTACAAGTCTGTAAATTACGACACTCTGTATTACTAGCATTAACGCAACCTCTGTGTGTAAACGGAGCAGAAGAGGCAATTAAAGGAACGGCATCGCTGTTTGTATTTACATTTAAACTTATATTTCGGGTATTAAAAGTGGTTGTCGCTATGTCTGATACTCGCCACATAAAAGTTAATACGTCGCCTACGTTAGTGTTTGTAACAATTTTGTTATTGTCTCCATCTGTTAACCTATAAAATGCGTGCGTTGGTTCAACAGAATCAGTAAATAATTCATTTACTTTAACATTTAAAGCAAACATTTCGTCAGGGTAATTTGAGTTTAAATTAGTTTGAAACTGCGCTCTATCGTCGTTACTAGCAAAACGAATTCTTATAGTTCTAAGATCCGAGTTTACGTTTTTTTCTACATCTATTTGTACGTCAGTTATTCCTTGACTCATGTTATCAAACAAAACAGGGGGAAGACCGGATTTTCCTTCTAGTGCTACTTCGTCAGCATTATTAGTAGCTGTATCTAAAAACCAACTAGTGTTGGAATCTAAAGTTTGCGTTATTTTAAAATAAGCTTCATCGTTAAAACCGCCTTCAATATATTTAATGCAACAAGCACCTCTACCACGACAATCACCGCAGTTACAATTAGAAATCGACATAGGTTAGTTCTCCTTTAACCGCATTGTTTCGTATAGTGAATATTTGGAACACTAAATACTTTAGTATAACTAAACCCATTATGAGTTCCAGTTACTGATTTACAGAAAACAGGAACTTTATATGTAGCTGTTATTAAACCTGTTCCAGTAACCAGACCGTTACCGATAGGAAGCAATTGAATTGTATCCGTTGTAACTGGGTGAATACCGTCAACTCTTGTAGTATCTCCTACCACTTGAGTGTAAGTCACACCACCAAAAATTCTGTTAGCTCCCGACCCTGTTTCCGTATTAAGCATTTCTGAATAATTAATAGCATTAACAGGAGTTCCAGTCCCATCTGCATTTGGAGTTAAGACGTAATTATACATACCGTAACCAGTAGAATTAATCTGATACTGATGAATATATAAAATTTGAACATTAGATGCTCCATTAAAATCAGCGCAAGTAACTACAATATCCGCTGGCGCAGGAGATACGTTTGCTGGGTTATCTCTTTCAAAAGTAAACTTTAAATCTGTGTCGCTGTCAGCAAGAGTGCAACTAATAGCATCAATAGAAATACCTTGAACGCCTTGAATTCCTTGACTACCGTTACTTCCGTTAGTTCCGTTTTCTCCTCTTTCTCCTTTATCTCCAACGTAAGAAGCAGTAAGATAAAAAACCGCATCTTCGCTTGGGTTTACGTTAGACGATACAGGCGTAACAGTAAGAGTTCTAAATGCTCCGCTATTTGTAACAGCAGTAACATTAAAAATAGCGTACTGAGCAGGAGTACCTTCTTTAAACAACTTAACATGACTTTTAACTGCACTGTCGCCAGTACCTAATGTATCTAACCAGTCACTGATAGCAGCACTGTTTGCATCTGTGGTACTAACTCTAATAAACGACGTAGAAGCCCACGTAGTAGCTGCTGAAGTTCCGTTAGATTGTAACAAAATCAATTCTCCGCTAACAGGATCAGTAGCATCGTTATAATCTAAATTAAACTTAAACGTGTCTCCACCAGCAGGACCAAGGATGCCCGTAGTAAGACTAGCTAAATTAATGTTTTTCCAAATACCGTCAGCAGCATAATACAGAACTTGGTTAGTTGATGGACCTGTAATAGTAACATTGTTTAGACCTTCAATAGGCACCAAAGAAATACCTTGAGCAGTCATAAGAAGTTTTTCTTCGTCAACCGCTAAAACATTAGTCCAGTTTGTATTGTTGTTTGTAACAATACCGGTAAGACCTATGTCTTGGTTAGCCGCAACACTGTCAGCACACATTTTAAGAACACTAGCAGATTTTTCAGAACAAGAATTTGTTGCATCGCTAACTGTTCCGTTTTTCCATCCACCAGACACAGCATCATAAAATACAACGTGCCCTCCTGCTAAAGTATTAGAATCAACTGTAACATTAGAAAGATCCCCAATTTGAAGAAGATCTGTTTTTGCAATTTCGTTCCAAGTACCATTGGGAGAAGTGGTTTTATAAAGAACAACATTACTTGCAGTGCCTTCAAGATCTTGAGTATCTGTAAGCTCGTATAACGATAAACGAATCTGAGTTGGATCAATAGTACCGTCATTACCAGCGGTAACAATAGAACCAAACCCAGAAAGATCAGAAAACGTAAGCATATCCATCTCAATAGTCCAGAGAAGCTCTTGAATAAGAAACATTTCTTGATCTTTTTGGAAGTTCAATAGGTTAGATGTTAACTGACCTCCTGCTTGATAAGTAACAAAATCTGTAATAGAGTGTGTTAATCTTTTAATTGTAAATTCATCATTAACTGTAGGCTCAGGATAATATAAATCTGTTACAGCAACGCCTTCTGTTGAACCCGTAGGAGGATAACCTAAGATAGCGGAGCCGTCTGTTCGGGTTGTTTTATGTAAGCCCTTGACAATTGTAGTATCTAAGAATAAATAATATCTATCATTCTCAGATTTTTCAACTTTATAGACCGTGTTAGTAATACCTGAACCAGAGTCGTAGTAACGAGGGAGACGAAATAAACCTTGGCGTTGTTCTACAGGCACTTTACTTAACCACGAAGGTGAATCAGCGGTAGTATTACCACTCGCGTCTCCTACTACAAGTGCTTGAAAATAAAATTCTACCTGAGCAGAAACAGTAACATCCTCATTCCAAATAGTTTGAAGAGGAGTAAGATCAAATTTTAAACATGCGTTACTTCCGTTACCAATATCTTTGGTTTCAGTTGTTACATGGTTAACAGGGGTATCGATGATACCGTTGTGATTGTAGTTAAAAGAACACGATCTAAATTGTAAGTTATCAAAAGCCATGTATGTCTCCCTAATGGTATAAGACTGATGTAGCTTTTTACGGCTACACCAGCCCGGAGAACGATTAGCGTACCCAAGAGCTATAGGTAGCGTTAAATCGTCCTTTTAATTCAATGTTTGTAATATTCATTGGAGAAATGTAATCCGATATTAAAGATATTTTTACTTCGTCTCCAAAGCCTAGAATCTTAGATACCGTTTCTCCGTTAGTAATATAAGAATCTAGAGGTAATAAATCAGTACGCGATGAGATTTCTTTACAAGAGAATTCAATAGGAGTAGTAGTTCTTCCTCTATTCTCTACCTCAACACGATAGTTTCCTGTGTTATGATGTCTAATGTGCATAGTCCGTAGTGATAAAATACCGTCTACAACATTGTTAGCTTCGTCTCTATAGTACTGAGGCGATAGCTCAATTGTAGTTTTATATTTTGTTCCTACGTATACTTTTGCTTTAGGGTATTTTAAATAGTTTCCGTTGACTACGACAGTGCTTTTAGCAGCATCTGATGTAGTTCTTTGAATTTCAATTGTTTCTCCTGCAACAGCAAAAGGAACATTACTTGAATCTAGAATAACAACGGTGTCAATAGAATCATTATAATAACCATAAAACGTAAACGTAGTTTCATCTTTATCCGGGTCAAAAGACGTATTTTCTTTATCGATTTCAAGATATTTTTTATGATCCATTAAAGGCATAGAAAGATCTTGTTCTCTAAATGGTTGTTTGCTAATATGATATAAAAGATTTCCGTTTTTATCATTACGTGTAAAAACAGAATAGATATCGTTATCCCAGTTTTTAACTGACTCAATTTCTTTATCAAATACGTATCTAAAGAAAGCATTTTGAATTACTTGTTCTCCTGAATACCTATTGGTATAGCAATACATGTTTCTTTTATCTTCGTTATCGATAAAAAGAAGAGTATCATAAGGAGATACAACAGTAGTACTAGTTACATCTTTAGGAAGATAATCAGGACAATGATAACTAACTTCAATGGCGTTATTAATAGAAACAGTTTTGTCATTAAAGTAAACATATAATCTACTAGTATCAAAGAAATAAATTTGAGATCCTAATAAAACAGGGTTTACTAATGGTGCCGTTGAATAAAAAGACGTAGGAGAAATTTCAGCCGTAAAAGGAGTAATCTGATTGTCAGATCCTTTTAAGGTAAACTGAACATCTGAACCAGTGTTTACAAATAAATATTCTTCAAACGGAGTTAACGAAACAACTTCTGTATACTTATTAAATGAACAAGTAATATCAATAGGATCTTCATCTGTTAACGACGTAGGATCATCAATCCACAAATTATTAATTTCGTTTAATTTAGATGAAAATACTTTGTCTTCTCCTGCCATCCAAAGTCTATTTCTAAAGAATCCCATAGCTTTAATTTCGGCTTGTTTTCCGTCTTCAAAGATTTTAGGACCGGGGTTTGTTTCAGCGTCTCCGCTTACACGCATAAGCCATTCTTCTGGAACAATTTGCCATTTAGCGTTTTCTGTTTCAGTAGGAGGAACAAATGTTATTTTATGTGGCATTCTACGTTCATCAAAACGACTGTATTTAAACGGTGTTCTGACCTTAGTAATATAAGGTTTATCAGTAGCTGAACGAATACGGTAATAGCCGGGGTTTAATCCAGCATAACTGTTTTCAATAAACAGAATTTTACCTAACCCAAACTCATGCGTAGTATTGTTTCCTCTTGTACCGTCAGTGCCCGGCTCATAATCACTAGGAGATTTATCTTCATAAAGAATACCAATGGTTCTAGCAGCGTCACCTGTTCTATTGCCATCAGGTGCTGCGTACCTATCAATTTCTGAGATTTTATCAATAATATCAGTAGGATCTGATGGGTGAGGAGGTAACTTAACATTTGAGAAGTCACTTAATGACTGCCCAAGATACTGCTTGACTCTGTTAACGTAACGGTTGTCCTGAACAGGGATCTGTTCGACTGGACGCATGTACTGCCATAAGGCGGTGTAAAAACTAACCCCCGGATTAGAATCCGCTACACTCCCACACTCTGGGCAAGTTGGTTCATCTGTGTCGCCGCAGGCTTCGGCAAGGGGTTTACACGTTCGTCGTGAATGATTCGGATCGTAAACAATATCACCCTCAACTTCTTCAATACCAGACGCGGTTTTAACTGTTTCTTTCCATGTAAAAAGATTTTCGTCAGAAGAGGTTGGAACCGAAGGTGTCATCGTAGCCGGGTCTAGTGTGCCGGGTGCGCCTGTACCTCCGAAATACCATCGCCCCGGTCCTGTTGTATCGGGAGTACCCTTAACTCCTGAAGTTCCGGCTGCGTCCATAGCGTAAGGATACCAAATATAAGGAGCATCACCGCTCCCAGCTTGGCTGTCTTTATTACCGAATAAATAATCCGGCGGACCCGGATCTGCGGGAGTGACCGTTTCTGAACTATCCGTAGCTGAAAAAATATTAGAGGTTTCTGCTCTAATATCAGTAATAGCTTTCCAAACACCAGTAGCCGTGTACACTTCTGTACCAGCCGAATAAGCTTTATTAGGAATATACAATGAAGCAACACCCTCGGGATCTACAAGAGAGGACGTATAATAGATAATTTCTTTGCCTTTGTAATCAATTTCATTAGTAGCAACACCATCTAAGCCAAACAAATAACCTTCTTCATTAGAACTATATCCAGCTTTAACAAATTTATTAATGATATAAATATTAGTTCCAACTGTAATAGCTTCTAAAGCTTCTCTAGCAGTTTTTGTTTCGTTCATGTAAGTAATGTAATTATATACTTCATCCGTAGTTGTATCAGCAGATCCTCTTGGAGTCTGATCCTCAATTTTTCCAGTATCTGTATTAATTTTATAAACATAAAACAAAGTTTCGCTGGCAGTAGCACTATAATTAACTACTAACAAATATCTTAAAGAATCGCTAATTGAAAACCAGTAATAAAAAAGATCACTAGTTGGCATTGACCCTCTAAAATCTTTAGTTTTAAATAAGGTTTCATCAGCAATGATTCTTGTCCCGTTACCGCCAGATTTATCCATAGTTAATGTAACAATAGAGTCTTCATAAGTAGCTGTAATACCTATATCAGTAAGATTAATTGCGTTAGCAATAGATTCAGCAGCCAAAGCTGTAGTTGTTACGTCTTTAGTGCCAATTATATTGGATTCAGAATCTCGTTTATTAATACCAGAATCAAAACTAAGTACAGTACTTTTACCTGACGCATCAGTTAGAATAATTTGTTCGCTATTTAAAATAGAATTGTATTCTTCTCCGCCAGAAAAAGATGTGGGTTTTGCTGATAAGACACTAGAAAAATTCTTATTGTATTTAACAGCAGTATTACCAGAACTACCTGCAACGTTTTGCGTTAAAGTAATCTGACTTGTTGACACTGCTCCAGTAATTTTTCCGTTATGGCCGTAGTCACTAGTTACAGCAGTTTTTAAATGTTCTGCCGCATCTGTTCCATTTGTTCCTGTATTACAGTAAGTAAAAGAAGACCTAGAAAATACAGTGGGCATTACTTTTACAGAAAGAGGAAAATACCTGCTTGACGTAATTGTTTTATTACCCGTGTCCCCGCCTTCGCATTGTTCAAATCTTATTCGAGAAGTTTTACCTGTAATAGGAACATGCAGTTTACCCAATCTAGCGGGTGGTCTATTAGCTGCTCCTACAACTGAATCAGTAAACTTAGATGACAATACTATTCTAGAAGTTGCTCCAAATCCTTCTTCGACCTGAGCAATAGTAATTTTTGATCCCGCTAAACTAGTAGTAAATTTAGTTCCGTTAACGCCTGTGTTAGTGCCTCCAGTAAACGTCGCTGGTGGCGCAACAGAACAAGCACTAGCAAAACCTGCGGAATCAGTAATAGTAGTATTACCATATGTTCCTCCAAAACCTTGAGTAACTGTGACATCACCACCGTTAACACCTCCAGTAAATGCAGCAGGAGTTACACACGCGGCTGTCCAACTGGGAGATAAACTAGGAGTAATGGTAGTATTACCAGCAGTACCTCCAGCAAGTGCTTTTACTACTACAGCTCCTTGCCAGTTAGCGTATGCTACTAAAGTTGCACTTTGATTTGCATTAATGCAATCTGCAAAAGCTTGGGCTGAAGCAACTCGATCACTACCACGCACAAAATCTGTAGCGGTCCCAGAAGCAGTGCTTACTGCTTTATAATTTTTTGTAACGCCTTTAAAATCTGTAATACTAACCGAAGCATTTTCAGTAGCAGTCGCACTAAAACGAAACACAGCCGTTGCTATTGCGGCTGAAGCATTAGCTGTAGCAACCATCCAACCTGAAGAACCAAACCCATTTTTATTATTAATGGCTTGTGCAAGGTTCTCAGCAGTAATAGTTGCGTTAGTTACAGATAAAAATGTAACGTCTGATCCATCAAGATCTCCGTTAGAGCCAGAGTTGGCTGCTTTAAACGTTTTAGAAACAGTTGTTCCTAAATTAGTCGTACCTAATAATTGAATAGTATTTCCAACAGCGGGGCCAGCACTAAAAGTCCACGTAGCAGTAGCTACAGCGTTAACAGCGTTATGACCGTTTCCAGAATTAATAGCAGCAGATAAATGAGCAGCAGAATTCATTCCATCTGATCCAACATTAAAAATAACGTTTGATCCTGACAAATCGCCGTCAGTACCAGAGCTTTTGCCAATGTAAGTAATTTCAGTACCGTCAGTAGACGTTAACGTAATTGTTTCATCTACTTGAGCCGTAGATGTAAAAGTTAAAGAACCGCTTGCGTTATTGTTATGTCCTTGCGCTGAATAAATAGCTTCTTGTAAGTTTTTTGCAGCGTTATGTAAAGACTTAGATGGGCTTTTTTCTAACCCGTTATTAAACTGGACATTTCCGTCGCCGTCTAAGGTTCCGTTAGTAACAGTACCGTTAGCTTTAGCAATATAAGTTTTAGCCGTACCGTCATACGAAGTCAGAGTAATAGTACTACCCGGTTTAGGAGTAGCTACAAATTCCATAGATGCTACACTCTCGGTTAAATAACCTGAGTTAGAAAATTTATCCATTAAATAATCAACGCTAGTTCCATCGGTAGAGGTTAATCTTAAAGTACTTTCAATTTCACCCGAAGAACTAAAATTAAGTACACTACTTCCTGCTGCCCCAGAAGCAGTTAAAGGTTCTATTGTACCAATTCCCCCACTTCCGTTAGGTAAAGTTAAACCGCCCCATCTAGTAAACGTATCAGATGCAATATCTGTATAACAAGATAATTGTTCGGACCCAGATCTTTTTTCAATTGATCGTTCTAACGTAGGAGTAGCGTTGTCTAATACTTGTGCTTCACTAGGCATTCTTTTAGACGGGGCTTGTCTTCCTACTCCTCCGCTAAAAGTATAAATAGGAAGTCTAGTGTTAAACCCGCGTTGTCTTGCTCGTCTATCATATGGCGGCATTTAATAACTCCTTAAGTAGTGGGGTATCTATATCGGTTATAGTTCCAAGTTCTATTTCTGTTAACGGCTCCTGTAACAGACGATTCTGGACCCGAAAAAATATTATATCGTTTTTGAGAGTTGTCAGAACCTTTTGCCTGACTGTCGTAATACATCGATAATTGAGCTAAATAACTATCTACATCTCCGTCACCCTGAGATAACATTTGATATTCTCTAGCTGCTTGCATAACAATAGCTTTTTGAACATTTGTATCCATGTCTTCCCAGTCAAATTTAAGTACTAAATAAACTTTGTACTCTACGTTATTTTCCCATTCTTTTGTATTATCAGTCAAGTTATAAAGATATGGCGGGTTAGCTCCTCTTACAGTACCGCGAATCTGATCGCCTTTTGAGTTTGTATGGGTTGAAATAAGCCAGCCACTTAAAACATTATTAGGAAGTTCAATTGTTTTATCTTTATCTGATGTTTCATAAGTCTGCTGCTGTTGGTTATTAGCTAACCCACGCATCTGATAATCAACAATTTTTTGTTCTAACATAAATTCACAAACAGAGGTATCAACACCACTTTTGTTTTCTAAGTCACTAACAATTCCTTCTCCGGCTGAAATCAACATTTGATTTACAGCATCAAGTCTGGTCATATAACCCATAATAATCTCCTCTCAAAGAAAAAACACCGCAGCCCCCCTTCGGGGGCCACGGCGATAGTTTTGCAGGTAACGACAACTCCTGCTGCCGAGATAGGATCACCTCTTTCAAAAGAGTTTGTAAGACATAAAAATATCCTCCAAAAGATCCTATTTTAATTAGCCCGGAGTAACAACGTACTCCGCAGTCATACCCAGAGCGGTACGAATTTCAGTGTCACTAAGCGTTGCCGTACCATCGGTCTTACCACCGCCGAAGACAATGGAAGCACACTCAGGACGCAGAACGCCGGTGCCAGCCATCATCGAAGCAACAGTAAAGTTGGTGTTACGACGGACATCTTCCACCGAATCAACCTTCATACCCTGAAGCGACAGAGCAGCCACGGACTTGTTCTGCCAGATAATAGCCTTAATACCAATCACGCCATCGGTGGAATCATTGCGAGCAACCACACCCTGACCCATAGCAAAGTCAAGGTTATAACGACCTTCACCGATAACCTGCTTCTGGTAAGGATAAGTAGGAGCAGCGGGCGACCCTCCGTCAGAAGGCGTAGTGTCCCTAGCATCCCAGTTAGGAAGATGGTTAGTCTTAACGATACGGCAACTCATGTACTCAAGAGAGTCCGAGAGTCCAGCCATAGCGTTACTAAGACCAGTACCAAGACCACCAGCGTCAGCAACACCACCGAAGAACGGACGGCCAGCACCACCACCAAGGTCACCAGTGTCTCGGGCAACGCCGAGGGCACGGATGTCGTGGAAGGTCTGCGGGGTCACAGCGCAGAAAACCATGCTGGTGTCAGCGTTGATTTCCTGAAGGTGGACCATAAAGTCTTCGATAGCAGCAAGCAGAGCAAGCGCACCATCGGCACGATTAGCTTCGCTAGCGGTATCAGAATCAAGGTACTCAAACTTAGTACTAAATTTACCGTAGTAACGGGGCGACCCTTTAAGACTCTTGGTCCAGTCATTACCGTCTTCAAGACGGGGGTCAGTACCAATCAGAGACTCAGCACCTGCACGAACAAGGTAAGCTGCGATCTGAAGGTCACGGGCGTTAGCCAGAGTCTGACCAACCTGACGGGCCAGTTCCTGACGATACTGCCACTGCGTAATCATGAGGTCGATGTTATCAACTTCAAAGTACGATGCAATGGGACGAGCGTCAAGGCTAATCGCAAAGGTCGTGCTTGCGTGATCGTTGCTGTTACCAATTAACTCTTCACCAGCAAACCATGCAGGTTTAAGAGCAGCAGCACCCATGATTGGGAACTCCATCGACCGACCCGAACTAATAGTACGAGATTCGACAAGGGGTTCAAACATGCGGTACTGATCGTAAGCATACATCACTTCGCCAGACCAAATAGGAAGCCAAAGTTTGTTAGCACCGGCTGCACCGCCGGAAGTAGCAGCAGCCATCTGGGTACGGAAGGGCTGCGAAGTAAGGGTGTTATTAGCCGGAGTCACATTAGGTGATCCAGTACCGCCAAAAGCGGGAGTATTTGCAATATAAGACATAATAATTCTCCTTGAGAATTGAGTAATTGTTTAATAATAAAAAAATTTAATTACAGCAATAGTCAATGGTTGAATTATCCTTTCGGGTTCAACATTAGCTTGTTAATCCCACGGTTATTATAAACATCTCTGTTTAGTTAAACCGCTTTCTCAACGTGGAAGACTCTGCCAATCAGTCTTCACCATACGTTCCTCTACAGCATTCCGATAATTAGCATCTTGCATGTATCGGGGATCTGATCTTGCCTGAGTGAACTCACCGTAGGAAGTAAAACCTTCCACGGTGGAACGCCCAGCCGGGTTGGGGGCACGATTCTGCGGAGGAACCGGCTCCTGCGCCTTAGGTGCAGCAGCCATCGCTTTATCGTACATAGAAGCAAGACCGTATAAAGTGACCTCGTAATCGGGACCAGCAAGCCTTTGATTAACAATTTCCTGTTGATCTCTTGGAAGGTTATTTGCTGCCCAATTAAACATGGCACCTAGTCTTTCTTCTCCCCCTACTAATTGGGAGGCTTGAACAAAAGCTTCTTTCTGTTTTGCTTTCTGACCGAGAGTCCAATCGTTAATCATTTGATCTGTAAAATTGGTTTTACTCTTAATCTCAGCAATAGTAGCTTCTGAAAACTCACCTTTAGATGCTAACTCATTACCCCAATTATTGTAATCTTCTTGAGTTAGCTCACTTTTAACCGCAGGCTCTTCGCTTTCTACTTCGTCCTGAGGAGATGGAATACGAAACTCCTTAGGAGCTTCTTCGGTAGGAATAGGAGGAGCTTCTTCTTTGGGAGCATGGAACTGTTTTTCAAGTTCTGCATAGCTTTTAGCAAGAGCTTCCATATCTACCGTTCCATCTTCTCGTTGGAACTTTTCGGGAACAGCCGTCGTTTGAACAGCTTGCTCCGCCGTACCCCGAGCAGCCATAGCTGCATCGTATTCGGGAGTACCGGGCTGTAACGTTACCTCCGCCGGAGCGGGGGTTTCAGTAGTAGGCGTAGAGTTATCTACGGGTTGAGTGGTAATTTCTTCGGACATATTAATTCGTTCTCCATGTTATGCGGTTCCCGGCGACATCATGCCACCAATAGCCTGTTCTGCAAGACCTGTAGCAGCTTGCATACCCATCTGGGCAGCTTGCTGTTCTGACTGCATAGCCATTTGCTGTGCCATAGCAGCCTGCTGTTCTTGCTGCACTTCCTGTTCAGACTTCACCCAGTTAGCTGGATCAAGACCAAGAGCAGTAATAAGTGCTGTTGTATAAGCATCCCATTTAAAGGTTGCCAACGATTCGGGCGGAAGGTTACGCACCATTTCACCCATTTGAATAAGTTTAGTTAAATCAGAATCTCTAGAAAGAGCCTGAAGACCTGTAATAATTTCAACAGAAAGCACGCCTTCATCTGAGAATTGCTGTGCTAATCTAGGATCAATTAATCGTTGATCAATCATTAAAAATACTGCTCTTTCAACAATAGGCTGCATCATGTCTCTAGCAATAGAAGAGAAAGCTCCTCCGAGAACTGTCTCTAATTCAGAGCCAATCATACGAACAGCCGTAGCGGTAACACGATCACCAGAAGGAATAGCTCCTGCTGACATTAAAAATGACGTAGACACTTCTCTACGCATAGTTTCAACAGCCGCTGATACAGATTGAATTTGAGGATTAAGGGTATCAGAAGGTGAAATAGTAAAAATATCTTCTCGTCTAGCTGAAATATACGAACCGTTATCTCGACCTGCGACATCTTCAATATTAGTTACACCTGCTGGATTAACTCCAATCCAGAATGCACTAGAAGCTGCCATACCCTCAAGCATAGCCTGAGTATAAGATTCTAAAGTTTGAATGTCACCGTAAATCTCTTCACAATGAGATCGACCGTAATTTTCTCCGGGGATAGCAGTCCATCTTAAACATGAATAAGGTAATACGGTATAAGTACCATCATCAAGTACAGTACCGTTAGTGTCTTCTCTTCTGACGTTCCAATTATTATCTGTTTCGTTATAGGTTAATCTAACAAACTGGGTTTTATAGCCTTTGCGTCCATAGACATTAGAACTATCGTATTGATCTAAAGCCGGTTCGTTAGAATCATCGGCAACAAATTCTAAATGAATAATTTCAACAGGATTTCCAACAATATCTCGACGGATTACGTAGTGATCTTGTCGAATAATTCTAAAATCAAAATCATCTTCCATTACAACCATAACATCACCTGTAATAATGAGATGCTGCAAAGCTGTAAAAACAGTTTCTCTAAAGTTGCCGCCAATAATTTTAGTGTAAACTTGATTAGCAATAACATCTAAAAAAGCACCAACTTTAGGGTCAAGCTCTTCGCCAGTTTTAACTTCAAACTGGAAGAACGGTAAATCATTTAAAGGAATTAAAGCTGAAAGCATACGGGAGGCAAGATTAGTCACCCCTCTTGCAGGCATTGAAGAACTGGGTTGGACTAAAGCATCTTGCTCTGTCCATTCTTCTGGAGGTAATACAGACGGAATAGTAAGCATAGAGCAATCACGCGCTCTGTCTAATTTACTTGTTCTATTTGTATCTAATAATCTAAAACGCTCGTAAATACTTCCTTCGGGAGGAATACTCATTAAACGGGCCTCGCGCCGCTATAAGGCTGGGCACCTGTGTCAGCGGTCATAGTTGGACCGGAACCATCGTCACCAGCCATAGGCCCACCCATACCGGGCATAGCGGTGCCTGTACCGCCCTGCATGGCATTCATTAATGATGTAAAGAAGTTAACACTAGTAATGCCTTCTTCTTCCTCTTCTTCTACTCCAGCCTGAACATCACTAAGCATATCTTCCATAGACTGCTGCTGTGCTGCCAACTGGGCTTCGTTTTGCTGCTCTCGTTCAGAAATAGCACTAGCGTAAGCGTTACGAGTAGCTTCCATTTCTAAAGCTTGGGCGTGAGCAAGTTCTGACTGTTCTCTAGCAAATCCTGCTGAAGCCTGAGCGTTACGAAGCTGGGCATCCATATCAATTTGTGGGGCTGTATAACTACCGCCGCCGAAATAATAAGGTCCGGGTAAAGACCCGTTGAGTTTTCCGGGTGGAATCATCATGCTGGGGTATCCTTTCTAAATCCTCCGAACCTAGCTTTAGGTTGTTTGTCGTTTTTACGGAGTTTACCTTTTGTTTTTTGGAATAATTCATTAGCTTGTTTAAGCGATTTACGCAAAGCTTTTTGTTGATCTTGCGCTTTAAAAGATTGGGCTGTCATAGTTTCTTCTGCGTCTTGAACACTTTTACCTGTTAACTCTGAAGCTAACATAGATTGCCCGACTGTATTAAACCCAGCGTCATATAAATTACCGTAAGTAGAGCTAGCAATTGAAGCAAAAGCATCATATAAATTTTGAGTAGTTGACCACGCTTGGCTTGAAACATCCATTTCGTCGTTTTGGTTTCTAAAGAATTTTAAGGTAATGTCATTACCACCAAAAAATTCGTTAAGAGCAATATGGGACCATTGGTCGGTATTTGAATTTCGGCTTGTCTGTAGGTTTAACATCTCCTCGTAAGTGCCCCATGTTTCTTGATCAGTAGTGGGGTTTGTATTTAAAAGATATTGGGTTTGTCCACCCCATTCTCGACTTTGCCAATCACTCATTTGATTATCACGAATCCAGTCTTCTGTTAAAACCATATCGTGGTATGCTTCTTGCTGTTGGTTAATTCTATTTGCAATCCATTCTCTAGCTTGACCATAAGCATCTGTATTCCGAACACCCATTCTATTTTCAGCCGAGAATTCTCCTCCAACATTATGAGTTACTCGTTTTCCTGTAAGAGGATCTCGATAAGAGATTGTTTGCCCTGTTTCAGGCGTTTCCATTTCAAGGGCTTTAATAGCTCGTTCTCTTTTTTGCTTATCTTTTTTATAGACTTTATGCAAATCACCAATAGTTCTAATTGTATTTTGTTTTTGTCCAAGCAAGCGAGTAGCTTCATCAACATTTTGAGTCATTTTTTCTAAAGCTGCCGAAGAAGCTTCTAAATAACCACCGTCATCAATTTTAAGACCGCCTAATTGATTGTAAAACTGTGTGTTAATGTTTTCCGTAGCCCCGGTCATTCTACCTGTCCAATTACCAAAAGCAGCATTGACAGCAGCAAAGGCATTAGTTGCGTTATTATTAGAACTTCCTAGCCAATCTGGTAGTCCTTCGCCTTCACCGCCAGCCCATGCTTGACTTGCGTATCGTTCTAAGACGTTTTCAAATTGGTAGTCTGCAACTCCTTGAGCTTGCATACTTTCTACTTGCTCAGGATCGCCCAAATCGTCTAAATAACCTCCTGTAAATGTCAACATTTACTGCCTCCTGTTCTGCTGTTCAGAAATTCCTTTAAGTTTTAAAATTAATTCCCTAGCTCCCGCTCGATGAGCTACCTTTAGATTCAGTTTTGGGTCTTCCGCGTCCTCTAAGTTTAGGTCCAGTGGGGGAAACAACTTCTCCAGTTGTTCCACAAGTTTCGGATCTATATAAGGAAATTTCATTTTCTAAGTCCTCTACTTTTTTAAGTAAATAAATAAAAAGCATTCTAATTTCGCCGGGTGTAGCTGAGATGCCACTCCCGCTTAATCTGAGTCTTCTAATTACTTGTTCAATATTATGCATTCGTTCTCCTAATCGGTTAAGTCTACAAGTTCGCAAGCACCGCCTGTACAGGCAAGTGTTTGACTTGCTTTGGTAGTATCTTCAAGCTCGTATTCAGAAAGCTTTGACCATTTAATCATGGGCATTTTATCGCATCTTACTAGATAGGCAACATTATCAATTGGCTCAAAAGGAGCTTGCTTGTAAACATGTTCTGTTTTTGGTAGGAAAGAAATTCCTTGGATGTCATCGAAGTTACGATAAACCCAATCACCAATCTCCATGTATTCATCATCTGTATATTCGATTGTGACTGATGGGTTGTGATCAGTCCAATACTTTTTGTACGTCATCCACAACTCAAGGTGTCTCATAGCTGAGACTTCGTTGCGAGTCATGGCATTGGCCGGAGCAGCAAGCGGGAACTCGAAGATGATAGTGGAGTCCGGGTTGTTCATGCAGCGTTCGTGCGGGACACCTTGGTCAAGCATGAGGGTGCTTAGGGGGTCTTTGATATCCATTCTAACTCTTCTAATGTACTGCTGCGCGTAACGCGGATGAATCCCTGAAGCAGAGTCCACAAGGCAGGACACGGTTCCTGAGGGTTTGACCGTTGTAATTGCAGCACTTGGATTAATACCGATCCGGTGCGCCCAGTCAGCGTTAATCTCGTGGGTCAACTCTCTCCATCTTTTAAGTCGCCCCCTAAGCTGTCCCATAGAAATCTTTCCATAAGTAATTGGGTTGTCCCAAATACCAGTTAGTGAAACTCCAAGCAATCTTTCTTCTTCGCTATTCTTTTTCCATTCTTCGGACAAGAAAGGGAAATGCGTAAGGGATGACTGGAGTGTGCCAAGGATAGTAGCCTGTTCAATCTTTTCTTCAATATCAATGCTACAATCTTCTGATCTAATAACTACTTCTGTAAGGTTACAGAACTGCTTGCTTCGGAGAGTAATCTCCCCGCACGGGTTAGTACCAAACTTGTAATTGTTATCTCTTTGAGTGTTTTCCATACACTTTTGAGTTCCGTATCGATTAAAGATACCACGCTCACCCGAACGTGACTCGTACAGGTGTGCCCACTCCTGAAGAAACTCAGACATTGAAGGCTTAGAATTATAAATAGCAGAGTTGTTAGCAAGAGAACGCTGGCTCTCCTGCTCCCACCAGTTACCTGACTTACACTTAGCCATGTCGTAATCGGTCAAATCCGACAGTGAGATCATAGCAGACCTACGCACTCCTCCAACAACAATAGCATTACCAATAGAGCAAGCAATGTCGTGAACATCTACAGGCTTAAGCTTCTTGCCTCTTTTGTTATAGAACATGTTAGTAATAAATCTAAACACATCTTCAAGAGGTCCGGGTCCAGAAGCTCGTCCTCCAAATGTCTTGAGCCTAGCCCCAGATGGCCGCACCTTAGAGACATCCCACGTAGGGTGGCACCCCTCGTACAGGTGCATCATAAGTTCATATACAGCAATAGACCATCCTTCTTTGGAGTCCTCTACTTCGATAACTTCATCAATTCTTTCAATAGACTCAGGGACCATAGGCCACTGATCGATTACACTTTCTTCAACAGAAAATCCTACTCCGGTGCCATTCATCAGAATATAACAAAGTTCTTGCATTGCCTTAGGGCTATCTAGTGCAATATAAGAACAGTTATAAGTACAGGTATTATCCCTATCAGCAGCGGGACCAGCGGTCATCATTGCTCTCATACTAGGCATAATATTCTTTTTTAGAATTGCCTCTCTAATGTCCTCTCTAGTTTTAAGGATGGGGAATTTACCACACATCCAATTCCAGTATCGATCAACTGTTTCGGTCCAAGTTTCTCGTCTTGAGAGGTCATTACGCCACTTTGCGTAGCGAGACTGATGGATGAAATCACCAAAAAAATTCATTGTTCGTATCCCTTCGTAGCTAATATCTGGGTTTTTTAACCCATCCAGCTTGTTTGCCATAAACATGGTTCTTCTTTATCTCTTAAAATTCTAACTGAAGTTGCCTGACTTAGAGCATATTCCTCTGTCAAGCCCCTTTTTTCATACTCTACCATAACAATAGCTTCCCAATTAGCGGGGCTATTTTGTTCTAGTATTCTATCTGCTTTAACTGGGCCTACCTTAGGAATGCCCGGTATCTTATCTGTACTGTCCCCCATAAGCCATTGCTTGTAAAAGAAACGATCAGCCTGCTCTACTGTAAGGTAGCGAGGCTCCCATTCCTTGTCAGGGTTCCAGTGCCAGCCCGGAGTACACCTTAGGTCTTTGTCAATGGTTACAGCAATAGCTCGTTCGCCAGATGCTTCCATGCCCATTAGATCGTCTGCCTCTAGGTGAGGAGTATAAGCAATTTTATACAACGCCTTTATTGAGTTAATGACATCAATCATTGAGTCGGGCTTAGAGACACTACTTCGGTGGGCTTTATAATCAGGCCAATACTTCCTACGGTAGTTATCTTCTCGGCTACAGCTAAACGCTAGTACAACGTCCTCACATTCATAAGGAGTCCAACTGGCTACATACTCTCTAATATTCTGGAGAAGATACTCATCGCCGTACACATCTACTTTACACGCTAATTTATACGCAATGATATCTCCATCAAGGATCGCTGTTGTTGGCATCTGCATCAAAAATCTCCGAAGGATCAATATTTTCTGACAACAAGATTTCTTTTATCTCTTCAAAAACTGTACCCATATCAGGTTCTCTTCCTTCTCTACGAGCAAGACACAACTCGCAATCACATGGTTCGTCTTCAAGCCAGTCTTCATAAGCAACAAATAAATTTTCTTCTAGTTCTTCTAGGCTTTTATTATTCCAAAACAAATGACAAAAAGGAGTTAAAGCTTCTGGACGGTGCTTAAGAGTTTTTTCAATAAGGTTTGCAAGAGCTTCGGATTCATGTTTTCTCCAAGGGACATTTTCATTTGCAAGAGTTCGTTTTCCTCCTGCAACAAAAACCGTTTTGCCTCCTCTAAGTTTAATTGCTTCTGTTTCATTAACATATCTACAATCGTCAACGAGAATAACTGTTTCTGACTCTCGTTCTCCAGACGTTTCCTTAAACAAATGTTTTTCATATTGCTCCACCCACTTATCAATCCAATAGTCTTGATTTTGTTCGCGCATCTTTGCGCCCCAGTTTTGGCAATACTTTCTGTATCCTACTGGATCTTCTTCTTTGCCGTAACCAGCTTTATCTGCTTCTTCTTTAAGAGCGGCAGCAAAGGGAAGGTAGACCGGAAAGAAACCATCTTCATACAGATGACCCATCAGTTCCCTTACTATTGTTGTTTTGCCGATACCTGCTCTCCCAGAGAACGAAATTATTTTCATGTAACCATCTCCTAATGTTTTCTATGTTATAGCCATCAAATGCCGGAACTGGGATACCTAATCTATTTAACACTTCACACGCACCGTCTCCACATGCTTTAGGTCGTGTCCATCCTACATATTTAATCGGAATAAATCTAGCCAATCCGTAATAAAACATATCCCATCTAGAATAAGAAGGATATTTAGGCATAATTTCTTTTAATTTTTCTAGTGTTATTTCAACGCTAGGAAGAAACAATAACGTATGAGGCTTCATTAATTTGAATACTGCTTTATTAGTAGTAACTACCGATCCCTGAGTATGCGTAAAAAAGAAATGCGCTTGGCCCACAGAAATACCTATATGAGTCCATTTTGCAGGGCTAATTAAAAGCCGGTGTATAATATTTTGCCACTTGTTTGGGTGATCTAAATTACTATACAAATATACAACTAATGGGTATCTGCCCATGATTCTCCAATCACATACTCTGCGTCCACCGGCATTCTAATGCCAAGTTTTCTTCCTGCTTCTTGGGCGCAGCGAACCAGTTCTTTACCAGTCTCTTCAGCAATGTCTGGAGGACAGGACGTTTGGATCTCGTCATGAATCCACCCCATCATCTTTACCCCCTTGGGGGAAAGGGACCGGTGGGCCAGTACGATCCAGAGTTTAGAAACAACTGCACCATTTCCCTGTAATAAAGTGTTAAGAGCTGCGTGATCACTCCGTACAGGAACACGGCGACCATCCAAGAGAACAACACTGCCATACTTAGCCGATTGGAATTGGACATTCTGAATAACTTTCTTAAGTGCAGGCAATCGCCTTAGGAATTTATCTTTAAGTTGTTGACCGTCACGCGCATTGCCACCAACAATCTGACCAATCTTTTCTGATCCGGCACCATATAGGAAGCCGTAAATAAATGTTTTTGCTTGGTCCCTATCGCTCAAGCCTGCGGCATTCATGTTAGTAGTATGAATATCGCCTTCAAGAATTTCCTTAGCGTAAGCACCACCGTCAAACTCGGCCATCTGATGAGCCAACATACGTAGCTCAAGGCCACTCAGGTCAGAGCCAACTTGGACATGACCATCGTGAGGCTTCCAAAGCCTGCGTGACTTGGGGTTCTTATCAACTTGTGCAATGTTTGGTTGCGAGTGCGTAGCACGGCCAGTCGCAGCACCTTGGTGGTTGAACTGACCATGAATCGTACCAGCACCAGACACACAGGCCCGCAACATCCAATCGTCCACCATACCCAGCAACTTCTGGGCATCACGGTACTCAAGGATAGAGCGGGCTTCTGGGAATTTCAATGACTTTAATACTTTAGTGTCACAGTTTGGATTCCCCTTCTCACTGACAGGGGCTTTCCAACTATACTTTACTTTAAACCGTTCAGCAATCTGTTTGGTTGAAGCAGGGTTAAACACCGTAACTTTATCCTTCAATCGTTTACCAGTCTTTTCTGACCAGCGTTCCTCTACAATAGTAGGAAATGTTTGTTGAAGGCTATCTTCGATGTCAGCCTTAGTGCCAAGCAATTCTCGTTGCAATTCACTAGCTGATTCACAATCAAACCGAAAACCGTTCTTTGTCATGTCGGCACACACATGCCCGACAAGATGCTCGAACTGCACTACCTTACGGTTCTCCTCGATCCATTCCTTTTGATAGTTATAGATCTTTTCATTTACCGCAACGTCTTGGATACAGTACTCCAGCATTTCCTCAGAGTAGTGCTCCCATCCGCCGTCGTAGTCTTGCTTGTTATCCTCAAGCTTCCGACCCCATGCTTCCAATGAGTGGCTATGCCGCCCTTTCTTGTCGTGCAAAGGGAACTTGACATCCTGCTTATCAGGATACATCAATCTAGAAACAATGAGAGTATCAAGTACAGGGCAGCTACGAACAAGGCCAAGTCGAGAAAGAACGGGGATGTCGTACCCGATAAGATTATGACCAATCCAAAGAGTAGCGCGGCTAAGAAACTCAATACCCCGCTCGATTTCGTGTGGACGGTACGTGAAGACTCGATCTGTTCCTGCCTCTCTTGCGACGATGCAGTGTACGGTGTCCGCACGGGGTATTGTGTTCCCCTTTTTATCGACGGACGGATATGCGAGGCCGTTGGCTTCGATGTCCCATATGATTTCCATGTCATTTAATCCTCATTAATGGACTTGCCTTCCCCAAAGGGGTTGGCCTCAAACAGTACTTCACCATCATCTCCAAACGCAAAGTCCTTTTCTGTAAGTCTTGAAGTAGTGCGGTCGTAGAACAATGCGGATGCAATGCCACAGCGACCAGTAAGTCTGTTCTTAAGCACACGAACAATAGTAGTGTTACTGATAACAGGATCGGGGTCTTGACGGTTACGTTCGAGAGCAATAACCGTGTTGGGCACAGATGCCAGAGCACCAGAGCCACGGAGATCCTGCAAGGTAATACGGTTACCTTCCTCATAAGCCTTGTCCGTCTTCTTAAGCTGAGAAACAATATCGATGTGAACACCAGTGCGAACACACAGGGCACGGAGTTCCTTCATAATACTATCGATAATAATTCTCTCTGAGCTACCACCGTCAACGTCCTTGCTGTTCATGCCCATCAGGCCAGCCGCTGCGGCAGTGATGTGATCCAGAACAATAACCTCGACCCCGAGAGAGATTGCCATGAATTCCATTCGTGCCAGCAGATTAGCCATTGCATTATTACCAAGGTGATCGTAAACGTAGAAAGAAGTTTGAGCAAGCTGCTTACGAGCCGCAGCATACTCATCATCGGTCAAATCATCAACAATCTCAATATCAATCGGATCTTTTCCCATCTTTGTACGCAATTCGTTCATCATTCGTGATGCGCGGATAGCACGTACAGGCTTGTTCAATTGAAGACTAATCATGTCATCAATAGTTTCTTTGGGAGATTCTTCGAGCATGATCGCACCAACAGAACGACCTTCGCTCAGGTGATGGTGCATGATCTCACGAAGGATCGTGGACTTACCTGAGCCAGTGCCTGAGCAGTACAGAGTAATCTCACCTGATCGCTGACCAAGGCAGAACTCAGACATCTTGTCCCACGGGCAAGGCCATACCTTGGCATCAACCAGATCGTTTGAAGAATCTTCAACGTCACTGACATGGAGAATCTCGTCAGGGCTGTACGCCTGAGCTTCCCACACAGCATTTACCACAGCCTTCGAGTTGCCCTTCATGTAGCAGTCGCTTGCGTCCTTGTACGGAAGCTTGGCGATCTTGGCTCGACCGGGAGGAAGGATCTCAGCCACCTTACGGGCAGCCTCTTGACCAGCATCATCCATGTCAAACATAAGAACAATTTCTTCATAGCTATTAACAAATTCAAGGTTACCCTTGATGTACTTCATTGCGGATGAAGCACCGTTGGGTACGGACACAACAGGCCACGTACCCAGCAACTGACTGACAGTCAAGCAGTCCAGTTCACCTTCAGTAATCACCAGTCTTTTACCGCCATTACTCTTAAAGAGATTTTGGCCGAACAGTTCGCAGTTACTTGGTGAACCAGACCACTTGAATTGCTTGTCAGGTCCGCGCAGATGTTGCGCCACAAGTTCTCCATTACGATAGTAAGGTGCGATGTGCATCTCCTTACCACCAACATTCGCCACTTGATAACCGTACTTACGGCAAGTTTTGTGGTCAATCTTTCGATCAGAAATATCAACACAAGATCCGTTGTACTTCTTAAAGTCAAGTGTAATGGGTTCCATAGCAATCTTCTCCTTGTTGCTGTTGTTTGAGGGAACGTAATATTCACAACGAAAACAATACTTGTGGTCATCTGAGTAGACAACTAGATTATCTCCTGAGCGGTCGAACCCTTGTTCGGCACACTTAGGACATTGTTCTCTGTCAACGACGTAGCTATCTTCTTCAATCATCTGAGTTAAGCTTTCTAACAATGTTTTCCATTTTCTCGTCAGTCATATTGATTTCCCAATAGTAACCAGCGACATCGCCATCGGACTCAACCATTACGGCATCGTCTACTAATTCAGTAAGAATCTTTTTAAATACGTCAATCAATTTGGTTTACTCCAATTCTAAACCAACCGTCTTGTTCAGGACTCTTGGTCCAACACTTTACAACATAAAGCTTTTCTATTTGCCTATCATCTTCCCATAGTATACCATTGAGGGAATCAAAAACCGCCTTAGTAAAGTTATCAATGTCACCTCTAGGTGAAGACAACTTAGTAGTCTTAGGTTTGCAGACATATAGCTCCAGATCAACCGATAACGGCCCTTGGAGAGGTTCAAAGTCTCCAAGGACCGCTTCGGCCACATCGATCATATCTTTACGAAATTGTTTATACGCACCAGTAAAGTACGCATGTCCATGTTTGGATACCCGAGGACGGCTGGCTGCAACTGGATTTATATTAAAAGTCCATTCACCAGCATTCATACGGTCTCCTTAATCAAACGGGATTTCATCAGTGATGACAGTAGGAGCATCAGGCTGTTCACCATCAGTCTCACTCACATCACTGGCCGACACTGCGCTACCAGTTCCGAACGGGTTACTAGCTTCACGCTGCTCTGATTCATTCACACTCTTCAGGAGTACAGCGTTAAACTTCATTGAGAGGTAGGTCTTACCCATGACCTCAACAGGGTAGCAAACAGAGTTAATGTTAACGGTATCACCGGACCAGCAGAATCCCTTGGGTCGTGCTTCAACGTCATCAGCAGTATACATCTTAGGTGCATACTTTGACTTGAAGGTAATAACCTTAGAACCATCCTTGACGGTCTTGACAAAAGGCTGGTCAACCTTCCACTCGTCAGCAAGCTTCTGGAGCTTGGCTTCGAGTTCCTCGTCGTGCATCACGGTGATCTTATACTCACCTTCAGCATTGAACTTGGTGTCAGGTACGGAGACATGAGAGTACTTCACAGTCAGGTCGCCGGTCTTAATGGTAGCAGTGGGTCGATCAGTCATTAGTTTCGTTCTCCTTGTTGGCGTTATCAATGACATCTGAGAGGGACTTAATTTGGTTACTGAGGTTACTACTAAGCATAGTAATTGCCCCATAGAGTTCTTCCAAGTAGGAAAGAACTACTTGTGCCTGTACACCAATCGGCTGTCCAGACACCTCTTCTTTAATGGTTTCTTCAACTACAGTTTCTTCACTCATAGTTATCCTTTCTGGCACAGTAGGTGCCTATTGTAATAGCATGGGTTTTATGGCATGAGTTCGAGATAGGGGTGCCCATTGACCACTACCCCGCATGCATGAATTGGTTTAATAAGATAATGTTCTGCGTACAGCATAGCAAGGTGGTCGTTATCTACTCCACACCCCACAGACATACCAAAAATACGATGATTGTTAGCCCCACACATCCAATTAATAGCTGCCTTTGTATGATGGTGACCCATGACCACTGACTGATTGCGTGTTCTAGCTGCATTAAATGCCGGGTAAGCAGAAGCAGCACCGGTACCATGATAATAATAAACCCCATCCAACTCAACATTATGCTTCCACTCCCAATTCTTTGTCTTATAAAGTTCATTGTATTCTTTAAGGTACATAGAAGGAATGCCAGCATCTGCTGCAAGTCTATGCACTCGACTATCGTGGTTACCAATAGTTACAGTAGCGTTTGGGTACGCCTTGTACCAACGCTTAACAGTTTCAAAAGCAAGGTTGTATTCCCTGATCGCGTCGGGCGATTCAGGGTTTGCTTTGTGGTACGAAATAACATGGTGATCTATAACGTCACCAATAAATACTGTTTGATCGGTTCTGTACTTTCTTCGTATACTTCTAACGAAATCAAAGTAGTCTTCTCTAACAGCGGGGGCATGTAGATCCCCAATTACTAATACTCTACTCATTAATCTTGCTCCTAATCAGTTTGCATCGCTGCGAAATACGGGACTCAGTTACGCCCATAGCCGCGCCAATGGCTTTCATTGTTGTTCCTCTGCCGATCATATCAACAACAGTACGTTCAGCCTCAGTAAGACTTGGGTGCTTCAAAATCCTGTCTACTATTGTTTCTTTGTGCTGTGCAAAAGTGTCTTCACATGAAGCACCGTTTGCTGGGTTAGTGTGAGAATCTTCGTACTCATCAAATTGCCAAGCTCTGTGAGTAAAACGAAACTCAGATCCGGGTTTGTTTTTAGCCATTCCTTCTTCAAAGCCTTGCATTCCGTCAGAAATTCTGGCAGGAAGATACAAGAAGCAATATTTATTAAACGCAACGCCCTTGCTTGCGTCAAAAGTATCAATAAGCGACTGGATTTGAATCCATCCTTCGCTCAACAAAGCATCTCTAGTCCAACGTTTGAAATAACCTTGGTTAATCTTCATGCCAACAATGTTGTTAATCAACTCGATAAGATCTTCATGATTGTTTATGTCAATAGGATCTGTTTCGTAATTTCTAAACTTATTCTGCATTAAAGTAATCCTCTTCTGGAAAGTTATCGTCGTTACTATCTACTACAAACTCAATGTTAACAAGGTCGGTTGAAACATCCTTTTCTTCTGACAAATGTTTATCGCCAATAGTCTGCACGTTGTCAAGAATAATGTTTACCCATTTAATAGATGGGAGAATAATTTGATACGTTGCGTTTTCTCCTTCTAAAATGTTAAACTCAATAGTATCAAGTAGTTCCTCCATTGTGTGTTCCGAGTTGATCGTCGTTGTGTGTTTGAACATCAAAACTATCCTCCTTGAGGTAGTGAATTTCTTGTACCATTTCGATAGGAATGAGATGCACTGCGCCTCCCGCTTGCCCGTCATGTTGGATGGTATCCGTCAGAACAATTCTGTCTTCAGTAAAATTAATAACATAACCAATAGTGTTTACAATACAAATCTCAGCAGAGGCCGCTTCTTGCATATCTTCAGCATCCTCCCATCCGGGTCCGCCCGTTGATTGAGCGTCCTTCCACCTTACTCTCATGATTCTACCTTCTTTAAGGATAGATTTCAACCACTCAGCAGAAGAGATATTCAGATTCGAGAATTTCTTCTGGAATGAGGCCACCTTGTTCAGGAATGTCTGGGAGTTCGTGACCGGAAAAGTTTTCGAGGTCTTGTTTAAATAGTTCGAGTTGGCTTTCTTTGTGAATTTCATAAAATGTTTCCCTTGATATACGTGGTAAATACTTTAGGTAAGTGACGGGTACGCCGAAGCTGTCATGGATCATACAGAAGTTTCTGCAACCCATAACTAGCAAAGCGAGTACCACAAATACCATATGAGCAGCATCAATTGAATGAACCCAATTAGGAGGAATAGCAGTAGCCATTTTCCTAACGTCCATGTTGTCAGTAAACTGCCACATTTCTGCCGTAGATCTGATGCGTACATCATTCTTTAGCAGTAAAGCAATATCAGTAATATATTCTATATGTTCTGTATAATATTGCCTGACTTTAAATCCAGAAGGAGTTGTCCATTGGAGTGGCTTTTTCTTCCGGTCATCACTGTTGTAACAAACTTCAACACAATCTTTAATGTATTCTTTAGCTTCATTAGGTAAGATCAATGCTTCTTGCAGTGCTTCCCAAATTACTGACGTACATTCCATGATGGCTCCCTGCCAGCTTAGGCCACGCTCTTCGAGCAATGGTCTGCACCAGTCAAGATGTCCTTCAGATCGAATGTACTGCCTTGCGCTGTAGAACGTAACCCCGTAGGGGTCGCACATTACAGTTCTTTTAGGTAGCCCCCTTGGCATCTTCTTGTCTTTTTCTGTATGCTCCCAATGGGTTAAAAACATATCAAAGTATTGATTGGCATCACGCTCTGCTTCCATTTTTGCAGTAGCGTTATGAGCAATAAACTTATACATGTCACCCGGTTTAAGAGTTTTAATAACATTGACAAGTTCAGCTAAGTTTTCAGCTTTTGTCGTACCAACCCAATGTTGAATACCGTTGCATGTTCCATCGAGATTCTTAGGAACATACGAGTAACCTGTTTCTAAAGCAACAAAGAAATCAATAGTATCAGCCAGCCGTCTGAATGACACATTCTTTTTAGCTTTGTCATCTTTCCAGAGGTCTACAGTACCTTCAGGGTCTTCGTACACTTGACGAAGCATATCAATATTATCATCTACCCATTGAGCACGTTCTTCAAAAGAAGCTTTATCAAAGTCCCACCTATTAGCTAAGTGAACCTTTAACCAAAAGTAATCACATTTTTCTTTAACTTCATTTGCTTCTAGTTTAGCACCTTCAGCAAACTGGATTATGCCGCAGTCAAAGTCACCACTCTGAGGAGATAGAAACGATGACTGCGTATAGCATCTGCCTCTGAAGTCAGAAGAATAGCCGTGCCAAAACGTCAGGTCTTTAAGATCATCAGCAATAAGCAAACGCATTTCCATTTGCATTCTCTTTTGCTTAGTCTTTTCCCATAGACCCCAAGCTTCCGCCCGTTCGTTTTTCCATTTAGCTATTACTTCTTTTTCTTCCCCTTCAGGGAAAGGTTTGCTAAACACAAACTCATCGTGCTCATAAGGAGGTAGGTTACACACCTGTCGATTAGACTTGTACAGGTTTGTCATTACTTCAAGAACTCTTTTGTTGATGCTCCATTCAGTACCTTGCAATGCATTAAGCGCATTGATTGACTGCTGGCTATGCTCACTATTGTTCTTGTAGTAATTACCTGCTCTTGTGTTATGAACAGATGACTTCCTGTACTCTAGATGTAAAGCACCACCCCAGTCCTCTGCTGTCCTGTTAGGATAGTTGTGAGGAATAGGTGGGCACACCATCGGGTAATACAACCACTTATAGTATTGGTAGAAATTATGAAATGCCTCAAAGTTTTTCGTAAACTCTTCTCGCAAGGAGATAATAGTATGTCTTTTAATCTGACCGTTCTTTACAATAGTAATAGGATTCTCAACAAAGGGCATAACGCTTTCTTTGTTTCCTACCATTAAAGTATAAAACGATAAGGCAACCACATTTCTTTTTTGGTTATCCCATGTAGGCAACGTTTGACACTTACGTGCAAACGCTTTCATTCTCTTTTTGTTCCAGTTCTTGAAGTAATGAGACTGTCGGGCAAACTCTTCGCCGTAGTTTTCTTTAGCCAAGCGTATGCCAATAGCAAGCCACAGTTCTCTTGATATAACTCCAAGTATATTTTGTTTAGTCTGGGATCTTAAGTCTCCTAAGTTATAGTTATCGTATTTAATGCCGTCTGATGCTTGTATCAAACGAGACGATAAGCAACTATCAAGTAAAGCTTTAACAACAATAGCAGCACAACGTTCAGCACCTAACAAATGAGCAATAGTAAGCCAATAAGGCTTCTTCTTTACTTTTTCGTACTGCTCTTCTGTCCACTTAATGTAATCACTAAGGTATTCTGTATAGTCAAATACAAATTCCTTTTCTCTTGGAGAAGCACTAGGGGACATGTTAACATTGTTAAGATACTTTGCAATAGACTGTTTAGCGGCTTTGTCTTCGTTTGCTAACTGAAGATTTGTTAGCCTTGTCTTTTCTTCTTTTGTGTACGTTTCCCATACTGTCATTGGACTCCTTGTCACTCATGATGTTAAATTTTTTCTTTCCAAAAATCTTTTCATACTGTTCATCGTACTTTTTCTTATCAACGTCTCTGTATTTATCGCCTTTACCGTACATAAATACTCCTTTCTAATAGCTCCGGGGGGACTCGAACCCCCATGAGGTTTACCCTCGACGGATTTTAAGTCCGTTGCGTCTGCCAATTCCGCCACAGAGCCATTACACTTCGGGAAGGACTCGAACCTTCGACCTGTTGATTAGAAGTCAACTGCTCTATCCAACTGAGCTACCGAAGTTTCTTTTCTTTAGTCAACATCCACAATTCTGTCCAAGCAGGGAGCCTAGCATTAACAAGATGGAACGCTGCTTTTTCGATAGGGATTCCCGATTCAATGCAACATGCTACAGTATAGTAGGAAGCGTTTGGATATAACATTAATCCTTTTTCGTGTAGAAATTCAGTTACCCTCTTTTGACTTTCTTGTGTTTTACTTCCTTCAAGCATACAGTCAACTGCAAAGAACACCGAGTCTGGATTACCCTTGACAAAAGATGAACCCCATCCGGGGATCTTGTAGTGATTAAGCAAGTGAGTTTTGATTTCGTTTTCATAGTTAAGCTCGGAGCAACGGCTGATAAACTTATGGGTCTGTGATAGTGGAGCGTGGATTTCACCGAGGGTGAGAAGTCCTCCCGCTATGGACGTAAAGTAATCCTTCCCGACTGCTGCCAGCGAGGCTACCGAAGCAGCCGAAGCATTTTCTCTTAAAGCAATTTCATTATGAAACGTATACATTTCATCCATTAATTTATTCACACTTAGGGCACTCCTCGGCAATGGGTCCACGGGTATCTGTTCCAGTACCCTTACAAACGGGACAATCAGGGTTAGTAATAACAATCATAATAAATCTCCTTAATACCCTCAGCAGGACTCGAACCTGCGACCGATCGGTTAAAAGCCGAATGCTCTACCAACTGAGCTATGAGGGCGGGTTGCCCCCCGAAGGGGGCGGGGGGATTACACGGTCATGGCGTGCTTCATCACCTTACGGGAGAGGTCAGCCCTCTTGCCCATAAGAACGTCGCCAGCCCGACTTTCATACGAAGGCTTGCGCCCACGGTCACCAGTCTTGTGCTGCACGTAGTTGGTCACTGCGTTAGCAGCAAGCCACATGGAAGCAGGCACCTTGAGTGCGTCACGTTCTTGTTCAAAAGTAACCTTGACGTTCTCAAGGAACTTGATGGATTCCTTGATTGAACGGTCGCGATCCTTAAGGACATCATCACCCACAGTCATTGCGAATGATTCCATCCAGAACGTTTCAAGCATACTGGTATTAACTTCTTTCTTTGCAAGTTCGTTAACAGTAGTAGCAAACCAGTCGCGTGACTTAGTGTACTGACCCAACGCTCGACGCATGTCATCGAGCTTAGTCTCAAAGTCACCGTTGTGACTAATTGAGTAAGTCTGTCCTCTGGCCTGTGACAGTGCCATCTGAAGCGTGTTGTTACACACCACTCGCACTGACGTACCGAATGCACGAAGAGAGAACTTACCATCGTGACCATTAACAAGACAGAAGTAATCATCAAGCACATCGTTCATGTTACCAACCTCAATGCTGCCGCCCTTGAGTAGCAGCACGATACGCTTACCGCCCATCATAGAGAAAGCAGATTCAACATTAGCTTTCTCTGAAACAGACATTGCAAGCTTGGCAAGTTCCACATTCTGGAAGACATTGTAATCACCAGACACGTAACCAAGAACTTCTTTGGTATCTTCACGGTATGTCATACATCGCTTATGATCCATGACAGTTGAACCCTTATCTGTATAACCGAACACACCATCAGTCTTGTGGACGTACCAATCAAGACCAGCCGTTTCAACAGCAGCAAGGGGACTCATATCATCCTCAACAACGTAGCCCAGCCCGTGCCAAGCCTTGGTTCCCTGAAAGACGGCGGAGTCGGTAGCAGTAATTTCGTGAGACATAGTAGTTGACCTTTCTTAGTCAAATAAATCAAAGGCTTTACCAATAAAGCCAATAAGAATACCAATTAAAACAAGAAACAAAAAGTAATCAAAACAACCTAACTGATACAATAAAAATCCATCTGCTCCATTCATTTAATTATCCCATATAAATTCTTCTTATAAATTCCTTTTCTATCATAATGTCATTCATCATTTTACCTTCGGTGTTTAGTCTGTCAGTAGTATATTCATCAGCCCACCAAGTCATTAAGTTAAATAGTTTTTCAGCATCGCTCAAAGAAACAGAAACTGTCCACTTAACAAAAGATACTTCGCCTTCTTTAATCATACACGTTAGATCTGTTTCTCGTATGACGGTAAAGGGAGAAACATCAAGAATTAATTTCTTTAGTTCATCTCTTTTAATGCTATCTGTTTTACTAATAATTTCAGGAAGGTGAATACTATAACGAATACAATCTCGTTCATTTATCATCTGAGTTTCCTTCAAGGAAATTTTCCCATTCTTGTTGACTCATATCTACTGAGTCATCTGGATGAGAAAGGTTGTCACCAGCCCACTCGGACCAATGTTTCTTCTGATGCTTATTATTCTTTTTCTTTTGTTCTTTAATCTTATCTTTAGCACGATCAGTCTTACGCCAATCGTTATGATCCTTCGGACTCATACGTCAATTCTTTCTCCCACTTTTTCGTAGGCCGTACTTATTCTTTTTAGATCGCCTTGGCTTACCAGCAGTGCGACCTCTAAACTCTTTAAACTTAATGTTCTTCTTCGCCAAAGTTCCATTCCTTACAGTTGTTACAAAGAGCAGCCCAACTATTGGGGTAATACTTTACCATCTTCTCACCGATCTGTTCAGCACACCAGCGAATTTCATGCTGCGCGTGATCGTCTGCCCTGAGGTTGTAGAACCTAGCCCATGCCGCAAGGCTACCACTTACGATGTACTCAGTCATTGTAGCCTGAGGCAACACCATACGTGCCATCTCCGGTGCAATACCTTGCTTGATAAGAATATTGTAGTGAGCTACCATTATTTCCATAAGCTCAGTAGTTTCTTTAGTAACATATATTACTTTGCTACTAGATCCTTGCTTAATGTTATCTTCAGGTTTACCTCTCCATACGTTAACATCAAACAACTCAGGGTTTCCTGATACATAGCGTCTGCTTACCTCGTTGTAAGCAAAGCCAACAGTATGCTTGAACCACTGCCTTGCTACAAAGATAGGAACCTTAACCCTAAACTTTACAAAGCAATGAGCAAAGGGAGTCCAATGATTATGCTTGGCGAGATAGTTAATAAGTTTAATATCGTTATTACCAAGCTCATTACTTTCTTTAGAGAAAGAGACACGAGCAGCGTTAACTACATCTAAGTCTCCTCCCATACTATCTACCATCTCAACGTTCATTTCTGTGAACATGTTATTTCTCCGGTAATATCCTCTTGTTCATCTGTATCCTGATTAATAAGAGTGACTCGAACGTGATCCTCCTCGCCGGGATAGTTCAAATCAATTTCTTGTTTGATAACTTCCAGATTGGACGGCTCCCTGTCATTGAGATAAAGGGTCTCATGCAAGTCACCACGATACATAATCTCTGCAATAAACATTACTCTTCCTTTCTTGTAAGCTTTGCATATCTTGCTGCACGGGCATCAGCCCGCCTAGTGAAATCTCTAGTCAATAGAATAGAACATTTTCTTTGAATGTCCTTGATATCATCCAACCATGAATCAGCCTCACCTTCATACTTCTCATTGTATATCATGAGTGCCCTACCTGCAAGGTAGTCAATGTCTTGGAGGTGATCCTTAGTAGTGATGATGTCTTCCGTTTTTAGTTTCTTACACATTACTTACGCTCCTGTTCGAGGACACCAGTGGCATCATCGGCTTCGAGGTGAGCTACGAATCGCTCGGCATCCTCTCGGTTATCGAAACCATCTTTGAATTTACCGTCAGCTACAGAAACAACGTTGAACCAAAGCTTGTTATCTTCAAGCTCACGAACGATAGAATAAATCATTTTTCAACCTTCAAAAAACATGAGAAGCACAAAGCGTCTACCCTCACCGTGAGGGTTAGCTCTATGCAGAACAGGATCATTATCAATCCCACTAGAATACACAATCATATTCTTGTGGAGTTCTTCTTTCAAAGAAACTATTTCATCTTCTGAATTACGGTATTCAAATTCACCGCCATTGAATGTACTTGGGTCTGATAGCAATACAACTGCTGAGTACTGACACCATGCCATATGATTGGGCTTACCATTTTCATATGCCCCATCATAATGCCAATCGTGTCCGTCACCTTTAGATTCTACACGCCAGTACGCTTTGCCTGTTGTTTTAGCAGGCGCGTGTTCTTTTACAATACTGACTAATCTTTCGACGATATCGTTACCGCCGTGACGCAAAAGCCTGAAGACCTCTCCGTTTCTTGTTTCATTAATTAAAGAAACAGCTTCTTCATCGCTAATCACATCAGGTATATGTTTAAACATTCTAATTCCTTTCTAGGTAAGACTTAAGAACTTCCCAATGCTTATCTTCACCCATCTTATCAGGGTTATCAGTCATATAAGTCTTGGGTTTAATGTACTTACCTTTCATCTGATTCTTCCACTGCTGTGCAATGGATGGGAATACATTCAGCATTCCCTTATCGGTAGACTTTCCTTTCTTGTCAGTGACAGCCCTCCAGTCCACATAAGGATCATGGACATTCAGCAGCCCTTGCATGTGCAATTGCTGTGCTTCATTCAGGTTATCTTGGTTACGCCTACGGTCAACGATGAGATACACACGGTCGTTCACAACAAGCGTAGTAGCTTTAGGTTGTGTACCGAACACGCAGAATCCATCACGGTCATACAGTTTACTCATAGCTTTTCCTTATGTAGCTATACCAATAACGTGGGTTTTTTGGACGCTACATAATCATCGGATCAATCCTTAGTATTCTTGAGTAATCTATAGCATAATAAAACTACTAATATAAAAACAAGGAGGGCAGCCCCCAAGTCAACAGGTTCCGTGTGAGGCCCGGAGACCCCCTCTGAGACGTATGCCTCAGAGGGGACTCGGGATACCTCTTGAGTCGAGCAGCCGCTCAACGCTGTTCTCCGGCGGCCTGAGCGATAGCCCACTCGCGTCGGCTCTGCTGCATGTCCTTGATACGGTCCATGAACAGGCTAGGGCCACTGTTCACACGCCACACAGTACACTTGATACCGTACTTGGCCTTGTAGTTCTTTTCAATCTGCCTGACTCGATCAATCATTTCGAGAATAGTCAGACCTTCCAAGTCCACTTCCCAAGTTTTCTTTTCGCCCTGCTCCTTCTTGTTAATCCAGAAGGTCACCTTTGCAGTGAACGGCTTGCCGTCCTTGCGGGTGATGCGGCCACGGACGGGTGAAGAAACGCTAGTGTTGTAGTTAGACATAATAGTCTTTCTGCCTTTATGGCATAGAAATAAACAGAGGCCCGCCACCTTGGCGGACCCCTTTAGGAAATCTTCTGAGAAATATCAATTAACTCTAAATCATACATAGTCAAGGGACCAATACCAATACGGCTAAAATACTCACCGTGTTGATAGAACATATCAATCCATTTCTTTACGACTTCATTCTGATTACCGTAAGGGGAGACATCTACAGTCCTTTCTTCCCCGTCAGGACAGGTCACTAAGTACCAGATCTTCTGGTTGTCCTCCATCAATTCAATCTCAACCACCACATGGTGATCACGGTAGTCGTACTCTTCTTCGATCATTTGTACTCCTCTAATGAATTAAACAAGGGATGCTCCGTTCTAAACTTCAGGTTAAATCCGTGAAAGCGATGCACCTTAACAGAATAACGACAGAGATTCTTCATGTAATCCTTCTCTTCGTTAAACTTTTCGCATAGCTCCTTGGCTACCTTAAGAGCCTTTTCTTCGGTTTCAAAATTCCAGACACGGATAGCTGGATGACCAGCCCGTGCCTTAACGAAGTCATCGTAAACAAAGACACGAAACTCTTCAAGCATTTGAATGCCTTTCTGAAAATGAAAGGGCAGTTTATACTGATGCCCAGCAGTGTTGGGTTAGTTTAATCTTCAACCGGCTCGGCAATGATGCCCTGATCGACCATCTGTTCGTAGATGTCGTTCTGACCAAGGAAGAACTGAAGCTCACCGAGACGCTCCTCGAAGGTGTCCTTGAGATCCGTGAAAGTCCTGACATCCATCTGGGCCTCATGGAAATCACGCCTGAGGCTGTCCATACGCTTCCGTGCTGCTTCGAGGTCTGCCCGGACGTTGAGAAGGGCTTCCTTCTTCTTTGCGATTTCTTCGTTAAGCTCCGCAGTGGAACGAACGACCAATCTAATCTTCGACATGTTGTTTCCTTTCGAGAAACGGAGAGAAATAAGCAGGGGCCACCATACGAACAGGTGAACCCGGAAATGCCGTGAGAGGGCCGGAGAGGCCGCCTAACGGACAGTAAAAGTAAACGGGGAGGAACTCATCGAGTCCACGCGAGGACCGCAGTCGGGATTCTACGGCTTCTGGCGGGGACTACACGCGGGGAATGCCTCTATGCGAGTCCGGTGATAGTGGAACTACCCGCAAGGACGGGTCTTCGGGCCTTCGGTCTTCGGTTTGAGTGACTTCGGGCCTTCGGTCGTGGCTCTTCGGTCTTCGTACCGCAGCAAAGACCGATTAGTCAGCCAAGGCTTCCTTCAGGATGCGGTCCTGCCACAGGTTGAACGTGCGAGACATGTGCTCCAGCTTCATTGGGAGCCACTCGCCACCGTAGCCAGCCGTGAAGGGCTGCCACTCGGTCACAGGACCGGGAGACTGACGGAAGCAGACCTGAAGACCACCCGGAACGCCGACAGGGCCAGCAGTAACGAAGCGAATGCTGTCCTTCTTGCTCCGCAGCGTGTGGATGGCACGGGCAGCGCAGGGCAGCGGCTCGTTGGTACACCAGTTGAAGAAGTACTCCAGCTTGCGGAGAGGCTGGACCTTGAGCTTCACGGCTCTCGGCTTGGTCCGCTGGAGTTCGACGGTATCATCACTGATGTTGTTCACCTCGAACTCCACCGTGGAGGGCTTCAGCCAGCAGAACTCAGCCAGCTTGCCAGTCACGGTGTTGATGTTGAACAGATAGCCGTCCTCACCCTGAACGTTGTAGATGAGGCGACAGTGATCGAACATGAACGATGCAGAATAAGACATGGGTTGCTCCTTTCGAGAGCATGATAGTGGAAACTCCCTGCGGGGAAACTACCCGCAAGGATCGAAGGGTCACGTACCCCAGACTGCCCCGTGAGGGGCTGGCCCCCGCAAGGGCCGTCTGGGTTAAACATCCAATAAGGGAAAGTGCCTTCCTTAGCTGAGACCATCCTTGATCTCCTTTCACGACGCAGACCAACACCCAGTGAAGGGTGCGGCCTGCCGCTCTGAGCCTAACGTCTATTTATACTCGCTCAGACGAGTGTGGGTTCAGGCAACCACAAGGTGATCGCCATCGTTCACCGTGAGGTAACGCAGCACCCACGCGAGACGGTCCCGTTCGACGAACGGATGCACCGACTTCTCAGAGTCGATGACCAGAGCCTCAAAGAGACACTCGATCACCTTGGCCTTGTCGAAGGACCAGACCGCATCGACCTGCTCGTCAGGGTTGTCGCCGTCAACCCAGTAGGTCTTGAGGTCAGCAAGACGCTGGACGTTAGCCGCAGCATCCTCGAAGCTGTCAAGCCAGAACTTGTCCGACTTGTTCTCTTCGTTCTCCCACGACCGACGAGCATCGTTGCGGACCTTGGTGGCCACAACGTATGCATCCTTCAGGGCGTTGAGGACACCATCCCTGAAGTAGGCCCAACTGGAGTAGGACCAGTGGATCTCGAAGCGTTCTCCTTCGACAGGCTGGTGCTTGCCTTCGGTGTCAGTACGGTAGAGCATGAATGAAACACCCATGTTGTTGCTCCTTTCAAGAGCGAGGTTAGGAAAGATCGCCGTAGACAATGCCCGTCTCAGGGCAACTGTCACTCTGCATTTCAAATGAATTGCGTGGGTTAATGAGAGACTCGACAACAGGACGGTCACGGTTGACCATTCCGATAACAACATCGATAGCCTCTGACGATGAGCCAGATCGAATGCTAGTATCGAATCCCTTGAAGAATCGAGCGATTTCTCTGAACTTGTCCAATTCTTTTTTGCTGTACAAAGCCATGTGTTCTCCTTTCGAGAACGGGTGATAGTGGAAACAAAACAAAACAAGCCGTCATCCCCGGTAGAGGACACGCTTGTGGGTGATCAGAAATCCCTGTTAACGTACGGCTGCTTAAGCTTTTCGATGCAGTCAAGAAGCGCGTATGTCTTGTCTTCGATTTCAGACAAGCGTCTGTCCATGCCATCGGGTGCCCAAATTGGGCCTTCCTCGCAGACCACTTCACGCTCTTCAGCAAGGCGTGTCATAGCCATATTGAGGATCTCTAGGAGCACATCAGACGGCCTGTCCTCCTTATGCAACAGAGCACGGATAATAACGCGAACGGCATCGTAGTGACCAATCATAGTTGATTCCTTTCAGAATCGAGTGATAGTGGAAACAAAATCCAACCCGAGCCGTACCCAGTTATGGGTACAGCCCGACGCACTGAGCCTAATGGCTGTTTATACTCGCTCAGTCGAGTTTAGTTCATCCGGTCATCGTCAAGAATACCGGCGCGACGAAGGTCATCACATACTTCTTCAACGACCTCATCAGTGACTTGCTTTACAATTTCTTGCACTTCGGCTTCGACAAAATCACTGGTGGCTTGGGTAATCATCTGCATATCAGTGACATCTTCGTAGCAGTCACTTTCAAATTCATAGCCAACTTGTTCGCCGGTCTCGCCATCCCAAACAATAGTCTGGAATCGCCAAGGCTTCTCAACCTCGAAAGCCCAGTCTCTTGCGTCCTGAGCTTTCTCGATCCTATACTGATGGACCTCACAGATGGTAGTCACCCTATAGACATAACCCTTAATGCAAATCCACTGTGTAGGGAAGTGGATTACAAGGTAATCAGCCGTGCCGCCAAGCAACTCGTGCTTGACCGCACCGCGAATTCGATTAAGCGGGGTAATAACATCAAGTCCCATTTGCTTAAAGAATTCAAGAGCAAGCTTTGCAGCCTTTTCTTTGTCGGCTTTTGCGTCAAGGGTAGATTTATTACCAGCAATAGCATGAACAAGCATAGAGAACGCAGTACAGAAGCAGTCAAATGAATACGACATTGTTTGATTCCTTTCAGAATCGGGGGGTAAGGGGGGAAACTGAACACAGTTGTTCATATTTACCCCTCTGTAAATTCCTGACCCCCTAATCGATTTTCCACCCTGCTAGAAGAATCGCTAAGTCTTTCCCGTCCACCACAGTATCCAGATTAAGATCCCAAGGCGAGAGGTAGGTGTAATCCTCCTCAGGCCACGGAGCGTCAACCACATAAGGTGGACCCCAGTCACTTAAGAGTTCACTGAGGTCATCAGCATTAAATTCTGTTTTAATAATAAAAAAGTGGAATCTCCGATGGCACTCCGTAGGAGTAGGCCATAAGTCAGTGCGGTTCCGCTCCCAACTAACGTAGATCTCATCATCAAAGATCAAGACCTCATCGAAAGGAAGCATCGGTTGACCCGGATCGGAAGAGATAGCAGATCCCGCCAACCGCCCCGGTACGAGATCGAAAGTGTATTCAACACAAGCATTTACGTTTTCGTCCCACTTGAGTTTAGCAGCCCCTTCGTACACAGTACGAGGACCATTCTGATAGATTTGATAGTCCATTATTGAATTATCGTTATCGGTATCATCCATAGGTAACAACGGAAGCGTAGCCAGAACAAGGTACTTAATCACGGTAGACTCCTGACAGCGGCCCAAGGGGCCAGTAAAATTACATTTTAATATTTTTAACAATAGAGTATTGTTTATCGTCTAGTTTCTGAAGGCGGCTCAGGTTATCCCTGATACGCCTGTCGTGTGCTTCAATCATTTTTTCATGAAGGCTCACTTTAGCGGATAACCGCCAGATCAGCCCAAAGATGCCCAGTAGAGCGGGTCCAGCAATACTGATTGCAATAGTAATAATGATCTCTTCCATAGTTATCCCCCCGGTTATCTATAGTGATCCCTAATTATAAAATAACAAATAAAATATGTAGTGAGTAACCTTTAGTTACAATACACTGGGTTTTTAATTTACACTGGTTCAAACCCTTTACTTTCTAATTCTTTTAAAAGTTCTCCAACTCTGTCTTCTTCTACAGATGAAGGAGTTGTCATACCTGTCTCTGGGTTGGTATGCTCAGGAGTTACCTGAGGTTTACCTACTTCAACCTGAGGTTCTAATACAGATGTATTAATTGGGTTCTTAGTAACTTCAGATCTAGCAGGAGGTTGGATAGGCTGTGGTTTAAGTTGTCCTCTATACTTAGGACTAAGCCTACCAATTTGAACGTCCTTTTCAAATGCTCCGGCATTTCTTAAAGCAATAGCTAAGGCCCACGCATGGGGAACAGGCATTCTTTGGGCAAGGTTAGCCGTTCCTTTTTCCCAATCACCGTTAATAATATCTTGAACAGCTTTTGTAACTCTTACGGGTAACTGTAAGAGAGTGTTAGCCGCATTAAGAGCAGCAATATCGTAAGGCTTGGAGTTCACAGGTCGTTCTCCGCGCATCATCTGAAGAAGCATACTGATAACCATTTGGTTAGCTCCAAGGAACGGAACAGACATTACAGCATCAGTTAATTCACCCATTGGGTCTTTTTGTAATTCTCTCTTCATTTCTTCGATAGTACGGAAACCCTGAAGCTGAATAAGCTTATAGTATAACCATCCCGTAATCATGTGAGCAGTAAAGGCAGCAGCAAACGTAGACGGACCAACAAACATAGCTCTTCTTAAGGTATTAGCAGAAGACGAAGCATAGGTTGTAAGGCGTGTAAAGAAGGTAGCCAACACACCAGCGTTTCTAGCCCCTAAAGGCTGAGTACTTAATGAGGGCTGTTTAGCAAACTTAGTGGAAGCAGTAAACACAAGCTCTCTAATAGCGTTCAAAGCTTGTAGTTTTCTAGTTCGCACAGCATCTCCATCTTTACCTGCTCTTACGTGTTGATCGTAATCAGCCGTAATTTTTAATCGTAATTTATCAAAAGGAACTCCCGTTCTTAAAATTTGCTCACGATTTTCAACCCACATGTTTCTAAAGAACTGGTATTTGTCTTCTTCAAACAAGCCCATTTTAACAGCCTCTAAAATATCTCTTGAAATTTCTTCATCAATTCCTAATTCTTTAGTTGTTTTCTTAAATTCATCTAAAGTGATATTAGTAAAGTCACCGTCAAATTGTTCTTGTAATCTTAAGTAAATTTCATCTGCGTTAACGTGGAAACCTCCAGTGCCTTGACGCATAAACGACATGCTCTTGCCTCTAGCTGTATCTTCTGCTTTAATTGAGATATCTCCCGCAATATTAGAGAAAATACTATCTAATCTATGAACGTACTGCATGGCACCTAAACTTCGTGCTGCCATAACCTGTTTGTTCATACCAGTAGACAAGAATTTGTAGATTTGTTTAATTTTCTTTTTATCTGTAACGCCGTATGATCCTGAACCGTCATCACCCATTTTAGCCGCAAGGGCTGCTGCTTGGTGCATAACAGAAGATGTAATATGGCCTAAACCCTCTAAGGTTTCATGAATATCTTTAGTGCTTTTAGCTATAGCGAGAACATCTTGCATTTCTCTCTTAGCTCCCAACAAGTTATCTTTAAGAACGCTGCCGATAGACATAGGCGTTTCTTCGATAGCCGTTGCAATAGCAAGACGAGGGGCGATAGATAAAGCTGTACCTAACTCACTAATAACGTTAATAATACTTAAGAAAGGAGCAGCATGAGGGTTATCAAGAGTAGATAAAGTACCTACTGAGTATTTGTACATGCTGTCAATGTGATCAATACCCGCTTTAAACTTCTGACGCTCATCGTGAGTCATTGTTCGTTTATGCTCATCTAAAGTCATATCTTTAGTCATAAACATCATATTAAACTCATGGTGAGTGTTTTCGCCATTAGCCGCTTTTTTGTAAAGCTCAATAAGATCTTTCATTCCAAAACCTTTAATACCAAAGTAATTACTGTAAGTAGCTCTATCGAAAGCTTGAGCAGCAGTACCTCGTTTAACAGAATCTAAAAGAGAAATAGGATCATCTTCTAAGAACTTAGCAATACGTGGGTCTTCCCAAAGTTGTTTAGGGGATAAGAAAGCATCACCAGCAAACGAATAACTGGATGAACCAATGTTATTCATATAACGATTAGCCACAAACTCAGCAGCCGTTGTAGGCTGTAAGTCTAAAGTAGAGGTCTTTTGAGATTTAGCTAATTTATTTCTAAACTCTTCAGACAACTCAAGAAGCATTGCTTTTTTACGAGGATCTTCGTTACCAACTAAATCATCGCTTTTAAGAGTATCCATATACCTAGTTCTTACGTCATCTCCTAAATCTTTAAGAGTAATGTCTCCCCTTCTAATTTTCCCGAGTAACACATCAATGTTACCTTTAATTTCAGGAGTTTTTAATAAAGCTTGAATTTCGTTAGGAAGATTGTTAATATACGTTTCAAGATTCTTGCCTCTTCTTTCAGACGGGCTTGGTAATACGTCAGCTAATGCGATTTGAAGAATATCAATATCGACATCTTCGGAGTGTTCCATCCTTCCTCTAACTATGTCTACCATAGCTCTTCTAAGTTCTCTTCTAGGAGTATCGCCGTCAATATCCGTCATATTTTTAAAGATACTGTCCTTAAACTTAATGGGATAAGCAGCATTAGCAATTAAATCGTTTCGTTTAGATTCTTTAACCATTCCAGCCTGAACCATAGAATCTACAATACTTGCCCACAAACCTTCTTTTGGATTAGCCCAAGAATCAGCAGTGTCAGCCATAATATCTAAAAACTCATCTGATTTCTTTTTGTTTCCTAAGAATTTAACAAAATCAGGATCGTTATCTTTCATTGATTTAAGCTTGTTTACTAATACTTCTTTAGCTCTATCTTTACCTTGATAGTCCATAACCATTTCACGCCACAAAGTAGAGTACAAGGACCACGGAGTAGTTTCTCCTCCGGTAGGTCCAAGCGGTCCTTTGGTCATGTTTTGTCCTTTAAGAAGAGCAAGTGCTGGGATAACTTTCTCAAACTCACCTCTTAAGTATAGACCCAATCCTTGAATTGTAGGCATAGCGTCTTGGAAAGCACCAGTAGTAAAGTAACTTTGAGAATCAGCACCGTTAAACAAATGCTCAACTGCGGCAGTTAACGGAATTTCACCATCAGTAGCAAAAGCAAACTGCCTCATACCAAACGGGCTAGACAATAGCTCACCGTATCTAGCTACTTGATTAGGAGTTAATTTACCAAAGGCCATTGCAGACAGGTAAGAAGAAAAAGGCGTATCAACTCTTGATCCTGAAGTAGATCGTTTAACGTGGTCTTCCATAACACGAAGAATAATCGTATCTCTTACAGTAACACTCATTTTGTCAGCGTTACCGAGAAGAGAAATATCAACTTGACCTGTTCTTGGATCTCTGATTTGTTCAATAAGATCGTCAGTTTCTTTTTCAACCTTAGCTCTTCTAATGTCTTCGTTTCGTTTTGCAACATCAACATCAACATGTCGAGGCCCGTGGTTTTCGTCTAAACGGTTTTCATCTGTTGGCTGAGATCTTTTGTTTAATCTAACGTCTAAGTTAATAGAAGATCTTATTGTTTCTTCAACACCAGTAAATAAGCTTTTACCGTTTAAGGTATCAGCATCAACGCCAGAAATATCAGCTAATTTACCAAGACTTTTAATAATAGAGTGAGCGTCAGACAAAGCGGTCTGTGTTGCAGCACCGTCAGTAATAGTATCCCACTGATTTTTAGCTTTATGTAAGCCACTAAGAGCAAACATAGCACCAAACAACTCAGTACGTTTGGCAGCGTTTTCTGGAATTTCCATATCTTTAATACGTCTAAAATCTTCTCTTAATTGTTCAAGACGTTTTTTATTCTTTGGACCACCTTCGCCATAAAGAAGTTTTTCAGCTTCTTCAATTGTAGCCATCTCAATTTTCTTAACACGTTCAATAAAGTTAATCTGAGTATCAGAATCTAATTTATGACCCAGAGCATGTCCAATTTCTTCAAGAACAACAGCAGCCGGACCTAAAGAACTAGGATCATCAAATTTACTTGACATATTTCTTAGAAGCCCAATTCTGTGTACAACTCCATCTGTAAATGCTTTATTAAGTTGTTCGTATTTACCCATATAATCGACACCATCAAGAACATCAAATCGTAAAGGACTATCTGTTTTCATTGGGTCAAAAATCTTACCTAATGCTTCAGTATCATAATTCCAAAAAGCTAATTTAAGAACAGACGCTTGATCTTTATTTAAAATACCAGTATTAACAAACGTATCTAAACGATGCGTTAACATCAAGTGACCGTCTGTTTTTGGGTAATCCTGAATACGAGCATCAATAGTGTTAGGCTTAAGTTGAGTACCGTCAGATCTAGGGATAATACCATTTAGATCAGCCATTGGTTTAATAAACTGAACTTCTCGGTCAAACGAAGTGTTATCAGGAACAAGAGTTCTATTCAATAATTCCATTTGAACAGCTTGCTCAATCTTAATTTTCTGAGAATACAGACTGTTAAAAGTTTCATGGGTAGTAGAATCAATAGCTGTTTCACCAAAGAAGACATCGTTTCTGTTTAAGAAATTAGAAACAACGTCGCTATCTCTATTAAGAATATTTAATTCATTTCTTAACTCGTCAACAATTGGTTTAACTTTTTCCCACCGTGCATCAAACTGTTTATTAAACTCGTCTGGGTTAGAATCTCTAGACCTAGCTGAAAGTCTTTCTTCAGCTAATACTCTTTGTTTAAACACGTTATAAGCGGAGTCTTTACTAACCATCATAGCAACTTGAATACCGTTAGCCCAGTCAGCTTCGTCGTAAGGATCAAAAGTATTTCTAAGAGCATTAATTTTCTTTAATGAGTCTTCAGATAAAGGAAGCATTTCTAAAGTATTTTCTGCTAACAACATCCTAGCGTCTTTAGCTCCTTCTTCGTTTATTTCATTAGAAAATTTAACAAACTTCATGGGAGCTTCAGTTAAAGTACCTCTTCTAACAACGTTACGTCTATCAATAGCAACACTGAGTTTTTCTGTAGATCTTCTTCCCTGTAAAACTTCTAAGGCATCGGTTAATACAGCAGCGTTCCTTCTGGCTTTATCAATAGTCATTCCATTAAACTTAGTAAACGGATCGTATCCACCCATTCGAGATGAAAGCTCTGAGTTCATAGGAAGTTTTCTATCAAACATTGTAGCTAGTCTCATGCGATCAACAACAGTTTGATTTTGAATTCCCTGTAAAGCTAAAACTCTTTCTTGCATAGTCAGATTAACAATACCATCTCCAACTACCTTGTGAGGAGCAATAACAACTCCCAAGGGGTTTACAAAGATTGTAGTGTTCTCGTCAGTTAACTTTCGTTTAAAATTCATTAATTCTTCAAGAGTTAACCCGCCGGTTCTTTCTGCAACTTTAGCTTCAAAATCATCTCCAAGTTGGGCTTTGAGGGATTCTTTAACTTGTTCTCTAATTACGGGTTTAGCCATATAGGCTATTGCGTTGTTAGCGTCTCTAAAGTTTTGAGCAGCAATATCCTGCCCCCTACCCATAATATCTGTTAATTGTTTTTCAGTTAAATCTTTATAGGGAGCAATTTCTTTTCCAAAATTAGATAAAAGTTTATTCTGTTCATCAACATCAAAACGTGCTTTAGCGTCTGCCCATCGAGCAAAAACAGTAATCTCTCTACTAGTAGGCTCTCTTTTAAGGATGCTTTTAAGTCCTTCAAACCAACCAGTAACTTGAATATAGTTACTCATGTACAAACCAGCCGATGCATCTACAGAGTGTGCAGAACGCGGTAACATAGCTGTTTCTGATTTATCTTCATAACGAAGTTTTGCAGTATTACTACCATCAAGAATTACCTCACCCGGAGTTTTAGCAGGAGGGGCTAACCATGCAATCATGTTACCAGATCGTTGGTTATCTAATGCCGTTTTATTAACGGCTTCTCCCCAAGTTCTTCCGTTAGATACAGTTTCTAACGTTTCTCCTGACATAGACATAATAGACCAAGCTCTTTCTTCTACGTCTTTAGCCCATGATCCATCAATAGCTAAAACTTCGTTTCTAACCATAAGAGCATTATCTTGTGCTTTGTCTAATTCTAACTTAAGATTAACATAGTCTTCCGACTGATTAAGAAAAGACTCCGTATCCAAAGCATCAGATGTCGGGCGATCCTTTAGAAGCTGTTCACGTTTTTCTGACAAGCTTTTAGCAATATCACGATAAACAGTATCAGCTTTCATCGCTTCTTGGGCGGCAACATAATGCCTATGTGTATTATAGAGTTTAAAGAAATTACCCTCACTAAGATATTTTTTAGCTACTCCCCCTACCTGATTAGCAAAGTTAGTTAATTCAGCTTGTAATAACTCTGCTGCAATAAATGGTGATGGACTATCCTGCAAACCGTAAATAGGCTTAGAAGCTAAGGGGACATCATACATAGATCCCTTGTAAGTCTGAACGTCAGCAAGATCTTCAGGACTAAGAGGACGAGATAACTCAGCATCACTGAATACTGCTTTGGTTGTATCAGCCTGCTGTGCGCCTCTTTCTAACGATCTTAACTGTTTAACTTCAGCAGTTTGTTCAAGCTGTGCCATTCTAAGAATTGGAATAGGTGCGCCTTCAAATCTACGAGTAGTAGTCTGAGGAAGTGCGCCTAAGAGTCCGGGCATACTACCCGTATTAACCACGTTACGGCTTTCAGTAACTAATTCTAATCTCTTAGCAGCGTCCGTAGGTCTTCCTTCGTTAGTAGCATCAATAATACGAGCAAGCATCTTCATTGTTTGTTCGATAGCTTCTTTCTGCATCTCTAAAGACATGACTTCAGCGTCGTTAGATTCTTTGTTTTCAGCAAGACGCTGATCGATTTCATCTAACATTGCTTTCCAACGAACATTTTTAAACGCATCTATAGCTGCTGCTCTAATTTCTAAACCAGTTCCGCTATCTTTTTCCCACTGCTTAAAGTAATCTTCCCAAGTAAGATTTTTAAATCTTTCGCCACCAACTTCTAATTCTAATTTTTCTAAGTCGTAAATTTCTGATAGTTCTTTAACGGCCTGTAGAATAGTACGCTGTCTAATGTCTTCTTCGCTCAACGGTTCCATAACAAGCTTACCAAGACCAAGAGGAGATTCTTCTGCTTGCAGTCGAAGAATTTTATCAGCGATTTGATCAAAGTTGTTTTTAACAAAGTTTCGAGTTTCAGCCGAAATAGCTAACTGCCTAAACATCTGGCCCTTCATAGCCTGTCTAGCAAGAGGATTTAAACGACCTAAGATTTGATTTATTGTATCTGCTTTGCCTTTACCTAAGATAGCTTCAAGCTGTCCTCTAAAGGCTGTTTCATCAAACCCATAACCCTGAGCCATGTAGCTGTTCAGTGCTTTAACCATAACACTTTCTTCTGACATTTTATTAAAAGCAATGTCAATTTCTCTCTGAGCTTCAGCAAACTTACCTTCAGCCATTAATTTTTCAACGTTTTTATCACCTTTAAGGTCATCAGTAATTAAATTAACTAAGTTGTTTACGTGAGCTTTAGCTGATTCAACATCACCAGTAATCTCAGCTAACACTGAAATTTGCCGTGTAACCTCGTCAAACATGTTATCAAACATAGAAATTTCTTCAGAGTTACCAGCTTTAAAGTTAGCCGTAGTACTGCCGCTTGTCATATCGCTCATAAAGTTATTACTATCTGCGACAGACCTTTGCTCGTCTCCTGTTCTAACTCTTTGTCCGCTTTCAGTTCTTCTCCAGTTATTTAAAATCTCCCCTAATTTTTTGTTGTCTAAACCACCTTTAGCGAATAAGCTTTGTTTAATCCAACCGCCTAACTTAGAGTCAACACCTTTAGATAACAAAGTAGCTAAAGTATCAGATAACTGGTAAATTTTAGCATCGTAGTCTTCTTCAGTAAATAAACCTCTTTTAATTAATTCTTCTTTAACAGAAGGTTTACCGAAAGATTCAATAATGCTTTCTTTCATTTTTGCTACACCGATTCCGTAAGAGTCAGTCATAACTGGGCTTTTAAGGATTTCTTTAGATAAGCCTTCGTCTTTAAGTACTGTAAAAACTTTACCAAGATCGTTATAAACTTCTTCTAAACCGGCTTTTCCGTTAAAATCTCTTTTTTCGATTCGCTCCAGTACATAGCTTTCTACATGCTTGTAAGCGTTAATAACAGCTTCACTGTGCGCTTCGTTATAGACATCCTTATTACCTTCATCAGCTTCTTTAATAGTTTTCCATAAGTTACCAAAATCAGTATCTTGCCCCATCACAAGAGCAAGCATAATGTTTGATCCTGAAGAATCAGCGTCCATATAAGAACTTGCTAATGCTGGGAAAAGTTCTTTAATAATGGCTTCTTTTTTTGCGGTATCTAATTTAGGAAACTCTTGGGCCATCCAACCCACAAACTCATCGTTAGTATCAAAAGTTTTTCCAGTTAAACCTTCTACTCTTTTTTGTGACATTGTGTTATAAGACGCTCTTGCTTCTTCCACTAAACCTTTGTATCCATACATAATCTGATGAACATGGTTTAAGGCATCTTCAAAAGAACCTTTACGAGCAATTAAAGTTTGGAAACCAAATCCAATACCTCTTAAGACATGATCGTCTCCTACCTTAAAGTTCCAACTAGGTGAAGCTGCAACGTCTCCTGATTTAGTCATCATAGACGGCAAACCAACAAAAATAGCGTCGTGAATAGTAGCCATTAGAGCAGGAGTATTAACCTTTGACATTGCTAAGTTATACTGTATTTGTCCTTCAATACCTGTACCAAAGTTTTTACCGATGATATCAGCATCAGGACCAGTTACCATCCAACGAGGAACAAACGAAAGACCTTGCTGTGGAAGGGCCGCTCTTACAGCATCATTAAGTACTGCTTGTTCAGGGAAATTTTCGAGCCATGCCTGAAGTTTTTTATAAATATCTTTTCTAGCTTCTGCATCTAAATCAGGATTATCTAATTTCTTAAGAAGCCAGTTCATTGCGTGATCAGCCGTAGCACGTTCGTAGTTTCTTTGGATGATAGGATCAGAATCGTGCTGAATATAGATACCGTCTTCATCGATATTACTTAATCTTCTAGCGCGTTCTGGTCTGTTTCTTTCTCCCTTGACAACGTAAGACTCAGCAACCTTATTTGCATACGGTCGTTCAGTAGACAGAGCCGACAAGACAGCTTGTGCTGCTCTCTTTGGTCCGACCCAATCAATTGCTTCTGTTCCTCCGCCTAACTGACTAAATGATTTTAGTTTGTTTTGTCCTTCAGGAATAAACTCGTTAATAAATTTCAGTGCTGTAGCAATTTGTTTTTCAGGACTTAATCCATCTAAAGCAGCAAGAAGATTTCTAGCTCTTTGACTACCTTCTGTAGCAATGTAACCTAAACGAGTAATAAACTCTTCGTTAAAGGATGAATTCCAAGTAGCCTCGTCAATGTTCCCATCTCCTCGATTACCAGCGTATTCTCCTGCTCCTGCTTTACCTCTAGCATAAGCTTGCTTTCCTTCTAACTGACCCTTTAGAGAAGTCATAAGGTTTCGTAAGTCGCCTCTAGATCCAAATACATCAGTAGCGTAGGGAAGCTTCTTACCGAAATGAATACCTAAGTTCTTTTCAAAACCAGCACTAAGTACGTTTCCTAACGTTTGATCAGTGGACTTGAGTTTAGTAAGAAGAGCCTGAATTACTTTCTCACCGTCGTAACCTTCGCCTACTCTTGCTCCAATAGCAATTTCATCGATGTTTGCAATAAACCCATAACCCTCTTCAGCAGTTTCTAAAATAGAAATTAAATCTTTTCTAGTAATAGTTGTATCAACAAAGAACCCACTAAGAGAATCACGCTTCCATCGAGCAGTGCCTAACAAATGAGCCTGAAGCATAGAGAGTACTTTAACAAGAGGACGGGCGTGAGCAAAGTTTGGTCTATACTGTACATCTAATCGTTTGCTTTGTCGGGCAATCCAATCAGCTTTGATAGTACCGTTCTCCCACTCAGCGTCAACCGCTTTGTTAATAGAGTCACGCATTTCTTTAAGTTTATTACGCGCTCTCTGGAAAACAACTTTATCTTGATCAGCTTTTGTCTTATTACTTAATTTAGTACTAGACTCATACCATTTAGCGTAAGCATTCTGTGTTTTTTCTCTTTGTTTTGCGTAACCTGCTCTTTTTCTTCGTGCCCTAACTTCAGACATTTTAATTTTTTCTGCTTGCTGGTTAACAACGTCTTCAAGCAAATCTTTAATACGGGCTTTGACTAAATCCATTTGTTCTGAGGTTCTTGCGGGCTGCTGAAGAGTTGGTCCTACAAACTCATCGTTTACCTCAAATACTTCTAACATCTCAGCCTTAGTAGCAGTAAACTCTTCGTTTTCGCTAAAGTATTTAGCCAAGAAATCAGCTTTCCATTTGTTAGTAATACCTTTTCCTGATTTTTTATATCCCTCGACTCCTTCACCAAGAGTATCTAAGACATTCTTACCTTGACTTCTAAGAATAGTAGTATAATTACCGTCTCTTACTTCAACCATAAGTTTGGCTAAATCTTGTTTAGCCTTTACAAACGTTTCAATAACTAATTCAGGATCTTGGTTGTATAACATAAGATCATCAGCCGTAAGAACCTTATTGTTTTTAGCCGCGTCAATCATCATGTTATTAACATAGGTTTCAACCCGAGTTGAAGCAAACGCTTTTTCAATTGTTTCGGCACTAGGCTCATTAATAATAGCGTTCATAAAACGCATTTCTTCACTAGTATAATCTTTGTTAACTGCTTCTTCAACTAAAATATCTTTAATTCTAGTTGTTAAAGCTCTTGCTTCAGCTTTTGTAAGATCAAATTCCCCGTCTTGACTTCCTTCAAGAGCAGCAGTAATAAATCTTTGGTCTTCTGTTTTTAACTGCCTGCGAACTCTAATTAACTCATCTCTCGTAAAATAAGTACCGGGAGCAAAAAGTTGAATCATGTTAACAGCACCGTCTACCTCTAAGCCATCAATAGCTGCAAACATTGGAGGCATACCGTTAGCATTAGGAGTATCTCCGTTTAAACGTTCTTCTAAAACCTTTTTTCTAAAGTAAGCAATATACTTAACAAACTTTTCAGGGTTAGCCTGCCAGTAAGCATATGCTTCTGACTCAAGTTCGTAAAGTCTTTCACCTAAAATAACATCTAAGTCGTTTAATCTTTCGGTTAACTCATCATCAGAAAGATTTTGAAGATCTTTTTTAGCTTCTTCAAGCTCTGCATTTTTCTTTGCTTCTGCTTCTTCAATAGAAACTTTTTTAGCTTCTTCAGCATCTGCAAGAAATTTATCAGTTTCTCTAATGGTAGTTTCTAATTCTTCAACACGAGGATTGTCTTTTTTAAACTGTTTTTTAGATACGCCTTTACGTTTTGATTTATTAAGCTCTTTTAACTCTGCCTTAGCTTTATTGTTTTCTTCTGTTTTAGCAGCAATAGTTTCTTCGTCTCGAAGTTTTACCTGTTCAGCGAACTCTCCTTCAATTTGTTCTGGGGTTCGTGCTGGTTCATCTGGTTCTAATCCTTCTTTTCTTCTGGCTTGTTCTTGAACAACAGCTTCTCGTTCTTTGCTAACTTTTGCACTTTCTTCTTGAATATCTGTAACTGTTTTATTTAAATTAGAAACCTCTGGATCAGATGGCGGGTTATTTGGGTCAGCTTCTTCCATTGCCTTTTCCATAATACCCACATCTTGTCCTGATCTCATTCTTTCTTGGAACTCGGCTAATACGGCTTGTCTAACTCTAGACCTAAACCCAGCTTTACCTCTAGCTGCAATTTCTTGTCCTTCTAAGTGATCTTCAACTTGTTTAATAAACGCCGAGGAAGTACGTTCCTTTTCTGGTTTACCATCCATAACATCTTCTGCGCTTTTAAAAGCTTCTCTAATGTCTAAGCCAGCCTCAGAAGCTGCCCACTGATATTTAGAAATTCTGTCTTCAATATCCTGAAGAACTTTAGTCATAGCAACACCGTTATCATCAGCTTCTGCCATCTTAAGTAATTCTGTTTGAGAAATTTTACTTAATGCTTTATACATTAAGTACTGCTGTTCTACGCTATACTGGTTTCCTCCGCCAAGCCAAGTAACTGCATTTCCGGTTCCCTGTACAATTCTAGCACCAAACCGTTTAGCAAACGGTGCTTTAGCATATCCCATAGCTTCTTGACCGCCCGGAGAAAGAACCTGATCAGCCCACTGGCTCATTTTCATTCCGCCGATCATCATTCCCTGAGGAATTTTACCTACTTGCGTGAAGGTTTCACCAATAAGAGGGCCACCTAAACCACCAAATGCAACACCAAACATAAGCATATGACCGTAAGCTCCTGACCTGTCACGATCTAAAGCTAAGGCTGCTGCTGCATCGTTACCAAAAATAAGAGAGTTGGTTCTATCTTGGTAGTCTTCCATAACTCCGTATTCAATGCTTCCCCAAACAACGCCTTCCATAGCTCCACCAATAGATCTATGCAGCATTCTCCTACCTACGCTATCGCCTAAGTAATTTTCGTTCTTTAAGTATTTCCACCATGAAGTTGCGGCATCCGCAGCATCATCACCTTTTTTCATAGCTCTTGAATGGCGCAAAAATTTAAGACTAGGGAAGAAAAGCTCAGACACAATCTGTGTTGGCAAGAGTCTTCTACTAAACATAGTAGCTTCTCCAATACCACGTAAGGTTTTTCCTACCGCTGATGCCGCTCTGTATCTTCCTACTGTTTTACCATCGTGGGCACGTTTTACCATTCTTTTAAAGTGCTTTGCTTTTTTAGCTGATTTAGCTATAGACAGTCCAAATTTAAGTTTTGACCCAATTTGTAAAACTCCTGCCGCTGCTCTCACGCCAACATAACCACCACCAGTTGCGATTGTAAGACCAACAGTAGCTGCAATGTCTAAGGCTATTGCAGGGTCGGTTGTAAATCCATACCCCAGTAAGTTCATAAAACCAGCAGCACCATAACTGTTATTATTTTCAGTTAAATAATTACCAATAACACGTTCAGATTTTCGTTTATTTAAAGCTGAAATAAACTGCCATCCGTTATTAGAGTTTTGAAGGTCTTCAATTAAAGTAGGGTTTTCTGCAATAAACTTCCTAACGTCACCTTCGATAATACCAGTTGGTCCAATCTCATTTTCGTCCATTTTAAAAATAGCTAAAAGCTTATCTCTGTCTCCGCCTTCGCTAGTCCAGTTTTCATCAGTCATTGATAAAAGACGTTCAGACAACATAGAAGAATTCCACGGTGCTACTCTACCGTCAATTTGGTTTCCTTGTTCTGTGGTATAAAAGAGATCTCCAATGTTTCTAAAAAACCACCACTGATCTGGGTTTTCGGCAATAGCTTCATCAATGTATTGTTTAATAGTGAGGCCATTTGCTTCAGCAATTGGTCCTTCAAAATCCCATCTAATTTTTGCTTCAGTTGCAATTTTTCTAAAGCTGTCAGCAAGAGATTCATTAAGCTGAAGTCTTTGCGCTCCGCCCATTTTAACTCGTCTTGTTGCTCCAAACCAACTTTTATAAGTGTCCGCAGTAGTAAAAGTAGTGTACTGAGACATAGAATAACCGTTAGTAGTATCATACAACCTAGTAGTTGCTTCTCCTGTATCTTTCCACACAAAATCGTCTGGGTTCATTACTTGCCACAAAGGAGTATTGTTTTTTGTCGCTTCTTTTAAATCTGTAATAATACTAGTTTGAGTAGTATCGTAAACAGTTCTTTGTTCGTCAGTAACTAAAGAAGCTAATTCGTCTCTTTTTGCGTCTCTTGCTGCATTACGTTCAGTTTGTTCTGAGAAATTTAATCTAAACATTCCAAGAAGGTTTTCTTTAGAGTCAGCCAATTCATCAGTATAATCATATTCTGGGACTAAAGAAACTAAAGAAGAAAAGTCATTCATAAATCGTTCGTTTTCAACTCGACTAGCAATTGTTTGTTCTTTTCTGTAATCTTTAAAATTTCTTTTAGGTCGTTCTTTATTAAATTCAGCTATTTCAATTGATTGAACGTAATCTTTAAACCATTGAGAGTTCGCAGTAAAATTAGACATGTATATATTTCCTTTGTATTTCTGTTCTCACAGAATATGTTAATAAGTGAAATTATTTATTTCGATAAAGCCAAGCGCGATAAGGTGTTACTGGTAAAGTCCAAGACATGTATTTATACGTTTCAGTAGATTGTAAGCCTACGTATCCACCTCCAGCACCTCCTAATTCCATAGCATGAGGAGCACTAACAGAGCCTCTCTGTCTCACTGCCGTAACTTGTGTTCCTAAATTATCTTTAGTTTCTTTTGACATTTGTTCTCTATTTATTCTTGAGTTATAATTACTTCGGCTGCTAGTTATAGCTCTTTCTGACTGAGACTGACCGGGATCTAAGGTATGTCCCATTAGCGTTCTGTAATTAGGATCAGCATAAGCAGAAGATTGTACGCTATCCATAAGATCGTGAGGATAAGGATAGTCTTTTCTTGTATCGTTACCAATAAAATCAAGAGTTTCTTCACCCCGTCTAAATGTTCGTAATCCGTTTTCAGTTCCAATTTGCTGTGCTAATTCTCCTGTTATTCTATTTACTGCTTCAGCAAGATCTTCTCCAGTAAGACCTTCTTCAATTAATAAACCAATTTCATGGTTAAGAATAGCATAGCCCTGCATGAAAGATTCTGTAACAGCGGCACTTCTTCCGTACCGTTGGTTTGAACCAAAAGCTTTAGTCCCGTCTTCTTTATCTGCATTTCTCTGTACATTACCGTCAATAGCTACAGAAACGTTTTTACCTTCAGAATTTGGAATATTATTTGTAGCTACATCTGATTCAAAAGCTTGTAAAAAGTTTACAAAACCTATACCAAAAACAGTTTCAGATTGTCCTGATAATTCAGCCGCTTTTCTTAAATTAGAAAGAGGGCTTTCAGTCATATGCCGTACAATAGCACTAGTAGCACCTTTTGGTGCGGGAGTTTGAGCTAAAGCTGCTGTTCTTCTTTGTTCTGTTTCAGGAACCATTGCATTACTTGGAGGACTTGCATAAAACTGAGCCGGATCTACAGGAGAAACAGAAGCTAGATTAGCTGGGTGTTCTGACGTAGAACCGACAGGTATATTAGGGGTTCCAATTTTATGTGCTTTTACTTGCCAATTAGGGTTAGGACCACTCATATCTTTTTCTAATAACTCTCTAATTTGAGCCGCATCTGTAATAACAGCATCTTTTTTATCAATCCACTGTCCTGAAGCGTTTCGTCTTAACGCTCCCTCACTAAGACCTGCATTAATTGAAGTAGGTTCAATAGCTAATATAATCTGTTCTCCTGAGTTTAATCCGGCGGCTAACTGAGAACCTTGAACTATTCGACCTCTTTGCTGTAAATCTGCGTCTGGAGACGTACCTGTATATTCTCCCATTAAAGGCCCAAGAGTTTCTTGAAGAATTTGCTGTCTGTGATTTAACTGAGCCGCAGCAGTTCTTAAATTATCGTTAGTTCCATATAAAGCTGTTAACATTTCAAAATCTAAAGTAGGAGTAGGAGCTAAGTTTTGTAATTCTTCTTGGCCTACGTTTGTAATTTCACCTGTTAACATTAAACCCCATCGTTGGTTTAACGTAACTTCTCCGGGTAACACAGATAAATAACCTTTATCATTTACGTAAGCTGCTGATGCTGGTCTATTTAAAGCTTCTTTTAAACCTACAAAAATTGGGTCAGCGTTATCAAATGTAATATCTCTAACGCCATCAATATAACTACCTTGTTTATTAAAATTAGATAAAGCAATATTTAAGCCCTGTGCTGCTCTAGCGGTATCCACTGGATTTTCTGGGTTAGAAAACACAGGCATAAAATAATCTATTGTTGTAATAGTCTCTGCTGCAATAGCACCGGTTTCCATAGATCTTGCTTGTTTTCTTAATCGTTCGTATTCTCCTCTTGTTTGTTCGTTTAACATAGGAACAATAAAAGCGTCACGCATATCTCTTTTAAGTTTTTCGGGAATTTGATAACTAGTAAGAGGATCCCTAGCAGTTTGATGGTACTGAGCTAAAATGTCTCTTTGATTAGGAGTTAACATTTCAAAACCTTTTGCAATTCGTTCCGGTTGAGAAAGATTTGGATCTGAGTTATAACCCGTAGCAAAACTTTCTCCTATTGCTTGAATACCTTTGCTTAAAAACTCAATACTTGCGTTACTTGTCTCAGGGTTTTGAATCTCAGAGTTAATACCACCCGATGCCGCAATGGGTAAAATACCAAGAAAAGTTCTTCCCCATTGCTCGGCGTTTTCAGGATTAGGGCCAATAGCATATACATCACCATTTGAGTTTTTTACATCTAAAAACTCATTGGGTTTAGCAGTCTGTTTTATATTACTTAATATATTTTTTTTAATAGTCCCTAACTGCCCAGTCCAATAACTCCAAGCATTCCACTCATTTGAATCTTTTTGGTCGGGTTCTGCAAACATTTCAAATTCTGTTAAAAGTCCCATGCCAACAGAAGCAATATCTTCTGTTGTTGCATTAGGGTCGTTTAGTAACTTATCAAAATCTTCCATAGTTTTTAAAATATCTTCTTCGATTATGTCAGGAACAAACTCTTCGACTTCATTAAAACCATCATTTAATAGATCTCTAATACCTTGAAACAAATTTCTTGTTTCGTGTACTGGTTTATCTCGAAATGCGTTAACAACAATAGGTTTTCCTTCTAAAAACGTTTTTTTAGTATCCCAGCCTGCTACAGAAGCACTAAGGTCAGATAACCTTTCCATATCAGCACTATCTGTTCTTACTGGTTTAGGAATCGTAAGGTCATAAGCATTTGTAATACTAAAAATAGTTTTGACTATTTCGTTTTTTCTGTCATTTTGCTGTGCCTGCATAGGAGACGGCATTACCATAATACCCATTAATTCGTTTCGTGCTTTTGTCAGTGTTTGAATATCTGTACTAACGTCAGCAGAATCAAGGCTAGACTGTCCGTAAGCTGGGTCTTTAAAGTAATTAAACATATCTAAATTTAATAAATCTCTTTCAGCTTCTAAATTAGCAATAACAGCACTTGTTCCTACTTGTAAAGTATTACTAGTTTGTTCCCAGTTAGTAGCTTCAGTTCTTCTTCCTAAATAAAACTCAACAGAATTTAAATCAGACTCAAAAACAGATTGTTCGTTTTCTTCATCAAATTCTTTTTTCTGTAAATGTTTACCGATGCCATCCACAGGTCCGTGATCGTCTGTAAAACTTTTAAGAGCTTGAAAAGCAAACTCATTATTTGGATCTTCTCTTCCTTTTGACATGTTATAAGATTCTTGAAGTTCGCTTTCAATCATATATCCAGCAGAAAGTCTTAAAGGAGCTAAATCAAGCCAACCAATAGTTTCACCGTTATTTCTTCTTTCTCTTAATCTATCGGCGTAATCAAAAGCATTTTTTAATCTAGCTTGATCAGAATCTACACCGAACTGTTCTTCAGCGTTTTCTAAATTAAATCTTTGGTAATTAGCTGCTTCGTAGAATTTAAGTAACATATCTGGAGATGGTGTACGATACAACATGTTTCTAAAACTTTGTAAGTTTTTACCAAAAGATACTCCTAAATTACTTTCTGCTTGAACAGCAGGGTTAGTAGCAAGTTGGCTAATAACACCAATTCCTCCAAACTCTAAAGCTCCCCATATACCGTCATAAGATCCGCTTCGTTCTTCAGTACCGATCATTCTAGCTGTTTCAGTAAGTCTGCCCATTTTTTGATTATGTCGTGCGTTAGCTTGACCAGCAAACAAAGATTCATTTGCTTTAGTCATAAGAATATCACGAAGAGCCGAATCATCTTCAACGTTTTCCATTAAAGAGCCAGTATCTGTATTTTTATCCATAATACCTGCTGCCATGTTGTAAATAGCTTCAGGTGTCATAGAGTAAAGTTTAGCGGGGTCTTGAAGAGAAGGAGTACTGAATACTTCTTGTAACGCAATATCCCAAGCTGCTGCTGTTTTACCTGCGTTTTCTTTCCAAATTAATTCGTGTGTTTTTAATTCAGAAGCTCTTGCTTGTTCTCTAATTTTATCTGAAAAACCGGGGTAAGATTCTTCAAGTGTTCTAAACATTCCCGGTAACTTTTCAAGTCGTTCCTCAGCAGTCATTTTTAAAGCTTTTTTCTGGAACGCTAACAAAGTATTAGCAAAGTTTTCAGTATCGTCTAAAAACTCTACATTATTCATTGTAATATCTTGACTATATTTATAATAGTCTTTAGTTTCTGGTCTTAAAGCGGATTGAAATCCTTCACCTTGTAATTTAAATTTAGCCCACTGTTTTTGTTCTGGCGTAAGATCAGGATCACTATCGATAACTTTCATTTGTTCTTCTAAGTTTCGAGCCATTCTAGCATCTTTTTGTTTATCGATATCAACAGCAGTTTGAAAAGTTTTTCCCGCTGCGTCAACTCCTTGATAAATACCACCCACAATACTCATTAAATTTTGCATTGGTGACGGCTGTGTAGCAAAGGCACTAGCCGAGTCTTTTCCAAAAATTGTTTTAAACTGATTACTCTGCTGTGCTACTTTACCCGGAATTTCTTGGGACATAAACTGTTGTTCTTCTACGTACTGCATCTGGGGATTAATTCTCCCAGTCTGCTCTTGTCTTCGTGTTTCTCTTGGCATTGTTTATCTCCTTAGAATCCCATTGCTGCCATATAGGCATCGCCTGTAGAATCGGACGCTGCTGCATTACCTAGTGTTCCTAAATCACCGCCACCACCGGCACCTCCAGCAGACCATTGCTGATAACTGTTCATGGCACCCATGATACCACCAACCATCTGGATACCCTGAGCGGCTCCTTGGATACCACCCATCATAGTAGCCATACCAACATTCTGCATTTGAGGCGGAAGTCCGGGCTGATAAGGGCCGAGTACATTATAACCTAAATCACTACCTTGTCTAATGTTGTTATCATACTGTTGTTTGAGTTGTCTTTGTGAATTAAGTTTTGTTTTAAATTCATTAGACCAATTTTCAGCACCCTGTAATTCCATTTGTTTAAGAATGCGTTCGGCTGTACCTGAGTTAAGACCTACTTTACTATTTAATGAAGAAGTAACAGAAGCTGTTTGAGTTTTTTGTGCTCTACTAATTTGTTTTCTTCTGGCTTCTGTAGTTTTAGCTAAAGCTATTTGATTTAAACCATAATTTCTAGCCGCTGCTTCCATATTAACTTGATTTTGCATCCATCGATTTGCGTTTTGTTGGGCAGTAGCCCATGAAGCTTCACCGTATTGCCAAGTTTCTCTACTAGTTTGATGTACATACTGAGCCGTTCTTGCCGCATTTTCTGCTGACGCTGCGTCATTGGCACTAATAGCACCCATAACTCCCATGCCAATAGCGGCGGCTCCCATAGCAATTCCTACACCCATATTATTTCTCCATAAATTCAATTATCTTATTTATATTATTAGAAAGATCCTCAGTATACACCCTAAGTATGGGATAGTTAGCTTCTTCTAATGCTCTTGATAGACACCACCTAGACCAATCAATAATGTCAGTGATAGGATTAAAAGGAGAATCATAACTTACTAGTTCTTGTTCTTTCTTGTGAACCCTAGTGACACTCTCTTCTTGTCGTTGTCTATCTTGTCTTTCTAAGACAACCATACGATCTATGTTATATACTGGGGTTTTTAGCAACACGCTAGGCCAAATTTTTACAACTTTATTTTTCCATTTATCGGTATAAATGTTTTTCTTTGTTTCAATAGGATGGGGTTCCCAATAACCGTCTGGGTTTTCGTCCTTGGCCGTAAACTCCCAGAATTTCCTGCCTATTACAGGAAGACCCGCATCCCTAAGGGATTTCATTACAAAAGAAGAACCGACTCTCGGTCCTATGCCGGTCACAATTCTCATCGTTTAAATTTCCTTAACAACCTATTTCTAAACGGTTTAGGAGTCTGCATCCGAAATTCCTTACCGTTAACTTCTACGTTACCAATAGTGCGATCATAAGCAATAGCCATAATACGCCTTTCGTCATCCATCCAGTCTTTTACTACGGCCTCCTGACGGGCGATCTCAGACGTTTCAATCATCTTATCGACGTTGACCCCCATTGCTTCTTCCCAATAGCTCACAGAGGCTGCTAGTGCGTCTACGCGGTCATCGTGAGCAAGGCTCCCGCGTACTTCTGTAATACGGGTAAGTTGCCTCTGGGTCTTTTCCTGACGGATAGACTTTCGGTCTATAATTAAACGGTGTGAATTCATGACTGGTTCAAGAGTATCAATAATTCTTTTATTCTTATTTCCGGTGACTCGGTACTCTTCGATGCCTGCCTTACACCCCATGCGCTGCATGACGGGTAGCAGGATCTGACCAAACATAGCGTCACCCCAGTTAGACTCAAATCGAATTAATTTTACATCCGTTTCGATTGCGACTTGGACGATTTTTTTGAGCGTCCCTTCGTCGTAACCGCCATCGTAGCCAAGAAGCTCCATAATATAAACATAACCATTAAGATAGCCACTACAGCATATGGCTGTTTCGTCAGCACCTCTTCCACTAGGGTCAATGTGCATGACTTTTTGGACATAAGGCTGGTAATTTTGAGAAATCCACATAGGTTCATAAATAACATCTCCACTTAAACCAAAACAAGGCATTGATTTATTAACTTGTTTAGAAGCCCACACGACTTTTTCAGGAGCTACTTCATAATCGAGATCTAATACTACCAAATCAGCTAACTTAAGGGGATACCTTTCAGCATCTGCTAGAGTTGTATCAAGGTGGTAGTGCAAAGAAAACAACTTAGGTCCAACTTTTGCTTTACGCTCTATTAAGAGATCCAGCGGAAATCGTTCAGGCTGAGTAGAGTCTCCGGGTTCTAAGTCTAATTCTTTAATGTAATCAGCACAATTTTCAATTTGACCTTCTACGGATGGGTCCGGCATTAGGGCCGGGAACTTGTGGATTGGATAACCGTCAGCCATCTTACGGTAGATAGACTCAGAAGTCTGAGGCGTACCTAGAATGCGTACACCACCCTCTCCGGGGTTACGGATCTGTTCAATCTCCCAGACCTTCGTGAGAAGCCTCTCACGGCTCTCTGCCGTCTCGGAGTTTTTCTCAATCTCAACGTCATCTAGAATAACCCAATCGGCGTGTGACCCGGTAATCTGTCCGGTAACACCTTTAGCAAAGCAACTCATATCCTGACCGTGTGAAGTTCTGTTTTCGACGTTGAACCCAAAGGCATTATCCTTAGTGTTTGGACCGGGTTCCATGTGCTGACAATACGGAACAAGGGACAGAATACGGCGAGTCATAGAGATAAACTCCGTAGACTTATTAGCCGTAGCTGACATAACCATTACAGTTGTATTAGGATCTCTAAGCAGCAACCACGATGCAAAGCAAGCTGTTAACACAGACTTACCAGCACCACGACCAGCCTGAAGCTGGAAGCCCTCAGGGCCGTGCTGTAATTTTTCTGCCATAGCGTATTGTAATGGCGTAGGCTCCCCCAAGCCTAGATACTTGAAGCAGGCCCACAAGTGGTTCCTGAAATCTTCAGTCATTTCTTGGGGTATATTCATTTAACATTTCCACCTTCGCCTTGCTTTTCGTAAAC